GCTACGGCACGGCGACAGCCGGGTATCGGGGCAAGGCGACGGCCGGATACGAGGGCATCCTCTGCTTGAGATATTTTGATAGCGGGAGATGGCATATAAAGACGGCGTGTGTTGGGGAAGACGGCATCCTCCCCGGTGTTGAATATTGCTTAGACTTGTTCGGCAATTTTGTGGAGGTAAAATGAGTGGCGAGGCGGTGGTTTGTCGCATTAGTGTGCGACCACATTTCAATGAGAAGTATACCAATATCCAACTAGGGCAGTGTCTGGGTCACGATGTGATCGTTGGTAAGGCGGTCCAGGAAGGAGAACTCGGGATTTATTTTGATACAGACTCCCAGCTCTCCGAAAAGTTTTGTTTGGACAACGGACTATTGCGCAAACACCCGGTAACTGGAGAACAGTTGGGCGGATACTTGGAAACCTCGCGCAGGGTGCGGGCTATTAAATTGTGTGAGATTAAGTCGGACGGGCTTTGGCTTCCTCTGGCTTCTCTTTCCGGGGTGGATACCTCCGTGCTTAAGGAGGGCGACAGATTCCAGAGCCTGGCTGGGGTCGACATAGTACAAAAATACTATACTCCCGCCACTGCCCGAGCCCTTTTCAGGGGTGGTAGTCAACAAGCCCGCCCCACCTTCCCCAAGCACTACGAAACACCCAAACTTAAGGAGCTGATTAATCTTCTCCATCCTCCGTTTACTTATATTGTGACGGAAAAATTGCACGGGACTTCTCAGAGACAGGCATATCAACTGGAAGACTATACTACGGTTGTGCCTTGGAAGTTTGTGGAGGAGAATGGAGGCCTCGTCTGTGCCACGACGACTGAAAAAAGATGGCAGCATTTGTTGGGGACACGTAATGTGGTCATTGGCAAGATCCTTGGCGGGGATTTTGTGACTAAGGAGAGCTATCGCAGCTTCTGGGCAAATAAACTCAAGCACCTTATTCACAAAAATGAAGTTCTTTATTACGAAATTGTAGGTTACTCTGAGGGGGGCACTCCTATCATGGGTGACCAGCCCACTTCTCGCCTGAAGAATAAGGAAATGGAAGAGAAGTATGGTAGCACTATGCATTACAGCTATGGTTGTGCAGCTGGCAATTCTCAGGCATATCTCTATCGTGTCGTCATCGTAAATGAAGATGGAAAACAATTTGAAATGCCCTGGGATTACGTCTCCAAGAGAGCGGTCGAGTTGGGAATCCCACTCGTTCCCGTTTTGAAGATACAGTCCATGTTGAATTTCGATGATGACTACAATAAGACACTGATTAAGAATTTGGGCGAGGAGATGGAGCAACTGTGTGTTGGTCCATCTACTCTGTGTCATACGCATATCCGAGAGGGGGTGTGTCTGCGCGTGGAAGGTCCGAGAGGGATCAGGGTGATGAAACATAAGTCCTGGGATTTCGGTGTCTTAGAGGGATATCTAAAAGAGAATGATGACTATGTAGATAGCGAGGAGGTTAGTTAAATGTTCTACACCGTAATTGCTGTACACCAGGATAGCAAGGAACTGTATCTGGATGTTTGTCTGGACCATACCCCTTGGTATAAACGTATTGTAAATTCCCTCAAGTTGCTTATAAGAACTTTTGGAGGTGTTCTGTATTACATTTTTGGTAGTCCCGCCAGTTTTGTAAAGCTTACATGGGAAGAAAAGGAGGCAAAGCGTGTTGCAGAATTTTTGTCGGAGAAGTATGCTTGAAACCGCCTATTAAAAAGAAGACCATTTTGCTTCAAATTTTTCGCGCACGGGAGCGGGGAAAGACCGCGCGAAACGGGGGGTGGGGTTCTTTCCACACTATCCCACGACTACCTTGTTATGTTTTGGAGAGGTATGGCTTTTTCAGGCTATGGTCGCCGAGACTTTTAAGAAAGGAGGATAAGGACTGACGCCACTAGAAAGAGCTTCTCACCACAGTGAGGAGCTTAAGCTCATTCGAAAGATTTTATCAAAGTACAGCATTGAAGTTCTGGACCCTGCGCAACGGGAAGAATTGGGCTATGTTTCCAATTCTAGGATTAGAATGTACGGAAACTGCCCACGAGCATACTTTTTAAAGTATGATGAAAAAAGGGAGGCACGACCTACACCAGAGATCATCTTTGGAAAGGCATTGCATTCGGCGCTGGAGGCGTATAACCTGGCCAAAATTGACGGCAGGGAATTGCCTTTCGACCAGCTGATGGAAGCCTTTTCAGAAGGTCTAAAGGAAAATAGAGAGTATCTTTACCCACGAGAAGAGATTGAGTTTCCGAAGGAAGCCCAGCGGATACTGGTAAACTACATGAAGGGCTATTCGCATCTTCAGCCAGTGGCCGCTGAGAAAGAATTCTTTCTCTCCATTGACGGCATTAACCTGTATGGAGTAATGGACCTCAATACGGGCGACGGGGTATATGACTACAAAACTAAATCCTGGTGGAAAACTTATCCTCCTCGGGAAAATGAAGGCGACATTTCAATACAACTTTCTTTTTACACATTGGCCTTCTACAAGTTGTATGGGGTGTGGCCGCAATATTCGCAGCTTATTTTTCTCAATCGTAAAGAGGGAGAGGCTGTGCGAGTTCCGGCAGACCAGAACGCGCGTAGAACAATTGGACAAGTTGAAGTGGCGATTGAAATTTTGAAAGATTTTCAATCGCAGGTGAAAGCAGGAAGAAACTTGCCGACACCGAATTTTAGTTGTCAGTACTGCAGTTACGCAAGTGACTGTCCAGCAATGCCTATCGGCGGGCGTAAAATAAATTTGAAAGCCGAAGAAAGCGAAGAGAAGTAAATGGCAAAGAAAGACACGGCGGCAGTAGTAGAAGAGACGGCTCTGGCCACTCAGCAACCCTGGTTTATGCAGCAGCAGGCTGCGACAGTGATTCCCGACTCACCTATTGAGCCACCTAAGCCTTTTGTGTCGGTTGCTCCTACGGTACAGTATAATCGTAAGGAGGGGAGCAAGAACACGCAGTGGTTTGTGGTGGAGTCCCGGCAGAATAGTCGTGGGCAGGATAAGGTCTTTTTCGTTGACAGCCCCGATCTCCCGGCCAAGACGAATAAGATGCTGATTGCGCCTATCATGATTACCAAGCGGGCGATTGCTTGGAGCACTGACGAGGCTAAGCCCGGCCCGCTCTATGAGCATCCTTCCGAGCAGGGTCCTTTCCCAGATTTCGAGGGTAAGCTGGATAACTCTTACCGCATGATTTATTGGGATGTCGAGCGGGATGGGCTGTATATGATTGAGGGCAAGAATTTGCGAGCCCAGCGCGAATTTGAGATGCTTCACTGGCAGATGGTGCAGGACGCTCGTAAGGGAATCCCCGCATACCATTACCAGTATTTGCTCTACACGTATGCCAACCAGGCCAAGTCTGATATGGGTACTTTTACGAATCACTACCCTCGTTTCAAGCGGATGGGCGATGATTTGATGGCAGGAACTCGTGCTTGGGACCAGGCAGAAGGCCCGGTGTTTGCACGGGAGGCGGCCGACCCCAAGCTTAAGGCCAAGTTGGATAAGCTCTTCAGTGCCAATCCACCCTCCCTGGAGGGACTGGCTGTCAAGCTGTTCACGCTTAACGCACGTCAGGCCAATGACGTGGCCAACCAGCTCTCAGAGGGTAAGATCACCCCTGAGGAGGCCCTGGCGGTCGTGCCAGAGGTTTTCCGCGCTACCGTAAATAACGACTAATGTTTGAGAGGAGCCTGTGAAGTAGTCGTATACTTCACAGGCTCCTTTCTATTTGGGAGGAAAAATGAGAGTAAAGTATACACCCGGGGTGGACGTGTTGGTGGTAGAGCTAAGGGACAAGAAACCAGAGAATGACGAGGACATTCTCGTAATCGATAAGTTCCAAAACCATACCTGGAAATTGAATACGCGGACTCGCCAAGTTTTCTATCTAAAAATTGAGAATGCCACTGAAGAGTTCGGGGAAATTTGGCTCGAAGAGATGCTGGCCGCGCAGCTGTTTGCCGACCACGCAGAAAATACACCGGAGGATGCAATGAAATTTCTTCTTCCACCAGGGGAATTGCTCGGGAATATTACGAACCAGGCAGGAGTGAAGCAGTGAGGAATACACAAAACGCTATTACATCGTTCTTGGACGGGGGCGGGTCACATACACCTTTCCACGGGATTGGGTATTATATCGCGGATTTTGTCCTGGGGATTTTTGATAGAACCAAAGAACGTGAACAAGAAAAGAAAGTGGAATATTCGGACCACCTTAATTCCCGATTGAATATGTTGTCGCAAGTCAAAGAAGATATGTCGTGGGAGATTAATCATCTGCGAGAGCAGATTGCCTTCCTACGCCACGAATATGACCTGATGCGAGAAGATATGCAGGAGCAGACTCCAGAAGAAGAGGAGTGTGTTTCGCTCTCTGGGGAAGATTTGGAAGTGTTACAGGCTATGTTCCCGGAGATTAAAATCGTGGACGGTCCAGCAGAGGAAGACTCCCTATAATGGATGAGTATGATTTCGCCTTCTTGAAAGAAAAGTTGGAACACCAGCTAATTTTACAGGCCAATAAGATAAAGCACCTGGAGATTGCGTTGCGTGAGGCGAACGGACGTATTGCCGAACTCACAATAGAGTTGAATAGGAGGCCATGAATGTCTGAGGAATTAAAGGAACATGCAGCGACTGTTTTAGTCATCGATCCCTTGGATAGAGTCTATTTGTCTAGGAGGCTCGGTACCCCTTATTATCAGGCACCGGGTGGAAAGAAAGAGAAAGGTGAGTTTTTGGAGGAGACTGCGGCCAGAGAACTCCAAGAAGAAACTGGGCTAGATAGAGAGCCGACCCTATTCCACAGGCTAGAGTCAACTTCTGTGCTGACAGGAAAAACCATGGTCCTTTTAACTTTTATGGCTTATTTTACGTGGGAGGAGCTAGAGAATATGGAGCGCACTGAGCCTGAAAAGAACGGAGCTTGGATTCCATTTTCTAGGGAATACGCACTTGCGAACCTAAATCTTTTGCCCGGACTGCGGGCGGCGCTTGAAGCGTGGGGAGGATTAGATGAACGCCCTTGATAGGCTCTACTTTGAACTCGGGTATTTGGAAGAGCATGTCAGGCTGACCGAATACAGATACGACAAACTACCAGAGACTAAGGAAAAAATAGAAGAGCTTAAGCAGAAGATAAAGGAGTTGGAGAACGTTGTCCAAGTACTTTGATAATAACTATGTTCTAGACAGAGATGTGCATGTGACCAGACTTTTTGAAATTTGGGTTGACTACAACAATGCCGGGGAAGTATTGGGGGTAGAATTCCTGGGGTTTACCGAGGAGAGGTTTTCTGCTTTTAAGAAAGCCTTTCAATTTAATTTCCCTCTGAAAGAGGGAGGGGATAGCATGGTCTGTTTTTGTGCTCCAATTCCAAAGTGGGAAAATAAGACGGTCTACGAGAATGAACAACAAAATATTTAACTACTTGGAAATAGCCGGAAGAGTTGCGTTGCAGAAAAGTTCTGAACGTTCTTTTCTTTTGGGGGCGGTAGGTGTACGCAGGGACGGGGCGTTGGTGCGGGCGTTTAACGGCTCGGACCTGATTCCGAATAGAAAGGCACATGCGGAATACCGTCTGGCCAAGAAACTGGACTGGGGAGCAGAGGTATATGTTGTCAGGATTCTGAAGAGCACTGGTAGATTTGCAATGTCACGCCCTTGTGATTCTTGCCTTAAGGCTCTTCGTAGCAAGGGAGTAGTAAAAATATACTATACCATCGGCGAGAGGGAATATGGAACAATCATCTACGGTTGATTTAAAAAAGGGCGAGCGTATTGTTGTTGAGGGCGTCCTTAGGAGGTGGAAAAATCGTAAACGGAGGACCTCCAATTGGCTTGTGGAATTTCGGAATCTGTTGTTAGAGCAAACCGGCTTGAAAAAGGTAGAATATTATAGGGAAAGAGCCTGTGTTCGCGACAACCATCGTGTGAACAAGTGGGGGCGTAAACAAGTCCTATTTGAGTTCGGGTCCGCCGGATATTTGCCCAAATTTTTGCAAAATGTCCCAGACGGCTCTGTGATTAAAGTCTCCGGCATAGTTGAGCCGTGGGAAAATACCTTGGGAGGAACCTTGCGCAGAGCGCGGCTGCTAGAAGTTTTGCCACCAGAGGAGGATGTTAGCCAATGAGTTCGTCTGAGGAGGTCGGATACGGTCCGCCAGGAGAATGCGTGTCTATGGGTAAGATGGCCACCTACCACATAGATATGGCGATAAGATACCACAGGGAAAATATTGCTGGCGACAATCTTAAATACCACCTGGAGCTGGCAAAGAAATACATCAAGGATTTGAATAGGGAGGGGGCTCGATTTTCTTCCTTCGTGCGAAGCCAACCAACCGACAGGAAGGCTTTGGCCACAAAAATTCACAGACAGCGCAGGCGACTCAGAGAGTTGCAAAAACTATACACTAAGGTGGTGGATGAAAATAACTTGATTAGGGCAGTGTTGCGCCGAATGCCGTGTGAGGGGTGCGATATGCATATCGGTACACCATACAATATGCATACCTTCTGTGGGAATTGTGCGAAGAAGATAGTGACAGATGAACAAACTACTTAATCAATTTAACTATCAGATTTGGCGCCCCCCAATCTCAGACGAAATGCGCTCAGATTTGGAAGATTTTGAGTGCTATGATTATGTAGACTACTGGCCGCGCATTAAGGCTGCGGAAAAACTGGCAATTGACTTTGAGACCGAATCCCTTACAGACAAACTAGACCATGCTAAAGACATGCGACACAACCAGATCGTATCAGTCCAGACCTCTTGGAGGGAGGGAGATCGTGTACGCAATCTCTTTATACCGCTACGGCATAGTCTCTATAAATTCAACTGGACCAACCCGAAAGAACTTATAGACAAGTTAATCGGCAAAGGCAACGTCCCAGCCCACCAATCTCTCGTAGTATGGAACGCCCCTTTTGAATATGGGGCGGCCTACACCGAAGGGTTTGACATTAACAAAGGTATTTTTGACGGGGTGGAAATGGCATACCCGTTTATCGACGGGTGCATCTTGGCTTGGTTGTGGAACGAGAATACTTCCCCCCGGTTAAAGAACATTCTAAAAGTACTGTTTGATTGGCCCTCGGCCGATTTGTCCCATCTTTTCGAAAAGGAAAAAATAAGCAGGTTTGCTCCAGAAGCTGTGGCGCCATACGCTTGTCAGGATTCCTACGGAACTTTGCTGGCAGTTGAATGGTTTCTGGAAAATCTGGGACCAGCACAGCTAGCTCTTTACAAGAATCTGGAACAAGAAATCACATATTTCTTGTGTAGAGCGAAGTGGGTTGGAGTAGGCATAGACACTTACGAAATGCAGAGGCAGATCCGTCACCTTAAAAAGATGCGGGAAGAGATCGATGCAAGGGTCGCCTCATTGCTCGGTGTCAACAAAGCCACCTCTAGCAAACAAATTTTGGATAAGTTACGTGCTAAGGGATACAACATTCGTTCCACTGCAGCGGATCAACTCGATATCTGGTTGTCAATGTATGAAGATACGCTCGACCCAGAAACTCGTGAGGGGCTGGAGCTAATCCGCCCTTACAGACATGTTGACAAGCACCTCAAGACTTATTTCTTTGGAAAGAAAGGAGGGATTGTAACACACCTTTGGCCGGATAACTGTATTCGACCGGACGTTTTTCAATGGGCGAGTGAGGAGGATACCAAGAAAGGGAAAGACCGAGGCACGGTTTCTGGACGATTTTCAGTAACCAAGCCGTCTTTCAACACCTTCATTAAGGAACCTAAGGATCCTGACCTGGCAGAATGGATGGAGGAGAATCTTCCCTCCGTTAAGCTGCGAAGGCTTGTTGTCCCACCACACAATTTAAAGGACTATGTTGTTCTTTGCGGAGATGGTTCTCAAATCGAGATGCGGACAACTGCCTCCGCTACTCGTGAGCAGAAACTAATAGACTTCTTTAACAACATGCCGCGAGAAGGTCCGGTGCCAGACCTCTACAACATGATGGCAACGGACATCTTCAAGAGGCCCATCACCAAGAAGAATAAACTAGAACGTAAAATGGGTAAGGATACGGTGCTATCCGCCAATTATGGCATCGGCAAAAAGAAACTGGCCAAGCGCATTTGGCGGCCCGCACTAAAATATTTTTTGTCTGACCCCACCAAATACGACGGCAAGCTTCCTGAGAAGAACGGATTCATCGATCAGGACAGAATCACTAAAGACCTGGAAGATTTTGCTGGCAAACTTATTCTGGAGTTGAAAAAAGAATACAGGGGAATTGGAACTTATTCCAAAAGAGTGGAAGAACAAATCCTCCTGACTGGTGGTACGCTAGTCAATAGGGTGGGCCTGAGCAGGACTATCCCTAACTACATGAAGGGGAACTTCAAGGGTCTTCTCTCCATCTCCAATTTTAAAGCGCAGTCGGAAGCGGCTTACATTTGTAAGATTGCGATGGTGGAGTTTGAAAAGCGGGCCAAGAAATCCAAACTAATCAAGCACCCGGTGTTCGTTTCCCAGAACATTCACGACGAGGTGCTCAGCTTCGTACACAGGGAGGACGCACTAGAAGCCGCCAAGCTATTGCACGATTGTATTGTTAATCAGGAGTGCCTGCTAGACCCGCCTGTTAGGTTGGAGGCGAGTATTTCGGTGGGCAGGAACTGGGCCGATCAACACGAATTTGACCCGCACAGGGACGCGGCGCCATATCCTTTCCTCTATATGTTTGAGGCCCAGCAACCTTATGACGGAGAGAAGGTGAAGCTACAGCTCAAAGAACTTTTTGACAGAGTAAAGCCGTGTCAAAAATGCGAGATTTTTGAGAGCTTCGGGTGGCAGAAGGTATTTATTCAGGGCAAAATTAGTAAGCAACCCAAACTTGTCGTGGTGGGTGGCAACCCAAATGATGAGGAGCTGCCGGAGAAGAAGGTGTTGGGAGATAAAAGTGGCCAGTCCTTGCGTAAGGCTATGATTGACGCCGGCATACGTGTGCAAGACTGTGTATTTTTAAACTCTCTTTTCTGCTATTCCCCTTCGGCGGAGAGCCTAACAACACAACACATTAACAACTGTCGCAACTATGTTCAAGAGGCTCTCGAAATTATCCGGCCACAGGTAGTTCTGGCCGTGGGCAGCTTAGCCACTCGAAGTGTACTCAACACAACGAGCGCGGCGGTCGAACCTGGCTGGCAGGTATCGCCCACCGATTACAAAGTTTTCTCTTCCATTCATCCGGGGATTGTGTTAGGCAATCCGGCACTGAGGGAAGGCTTTGTATCAAATTTGAGGACGTTGGGAGAATTTCTAAATGAAAATGAACACTGATTTTTGGCAGGTTTTGGTAGACAGGGGAGAGGACAGGTACAATATCTTTACTTTCCCAACCCAGGGGTTGGCGGATGACTTCTGCAAGACTGTTAGTAACAGACACATACTTTTGCAATATGTGTCATGGGAATTGCCGGTGGAGGAGAAATGAATAGTGCAGAAGTAAGGTATCTTACTAAGATTCTGTATGGGAGCGGAGAGGGGTCCTATACCCAAGAAACGGCTGGAGATCTTCTATCTACAGTGGAAGCATTATTCCTGCGCCTAAAAAGAATATTGGAGGCAGCGGGAGTCGTTAATGTCGGTTCTTCTGCGGAAGGTATAATAAGTAAAGTAGAGCACATTTCAAATTATGGACAGGAAATTGACGCGTTAAAGGTAGCATTAGATTGGGCGCTGGAGCATGTAGAGGAGGGTATATATTCCAAATATTTCCGTCCAAGCGTGTTCCAAAAAGAAAGGGAGGCAGCCGAGGCTATTTTGGTTGGAAACTATTCTGGGAAGGAGGTGGGAATACTACGTGGACAACAATGAAGCCGCATACAAAAAGTATCGCACGAAGGGTGCAAAGGAAATGTCACTGGAGGAGCTGATGAAGGCGCGGATGCATCTCGCCTATGAGATTGGAAAGGATAAGTTGGTGGGGCTAGAAGACCCGGTAAATTTGAAGTATCTGGAAAAACTTGATAAAGAGATTGACAACAAGTTGTGGGAGTAGATTTTAGAACAGTGGCGGAGGCTCGCGCATATGTGGGGGGCCTCTCAGAACCTTCTAAGATGCCGGGGCTGGGCACGTCCACGCCGGCTTCGGAATGTATAACCGGCAGCAAACTGAGAGAGATTCCTGGCAGTGTGTGCCACGGGTGTTACGCCATGAAAAACAGGTATACTTTTACTGGCGTTCAGACAGCATTGAAGAGGAGGCTGGAGAGATTAAAGGATCCGTTGTGGGTGCCGGCGATGGTTCGCGCCCTGGCTGGTCAGGAGTGGTTCAGGTGGTATGATTCAGGGGATTTGCAAGGGGAGTGGCATCTAAGGAATATCATCGAGGTGTGTCGGCAAACGCCAACTGTCAGGCACTGGTTGCCCACTAGAGAATATAAAATGGTAAGGAATGTCTTGGCCAAGACCGAGGTGCCACCTAACCTCTGCATCCGTTTGTCAGAACACATGGTTGACGAGATCGGCCCCGCAGTAAAATTAGCCGCTAAACTTAACGTTACCGCCTCGGGAGTGGCTGCCAAGAAAGAGTTGGGCGGTAGAAAATGCCCGGCGCTATCACAGGGTAATTCGTGCGGTACCTGTAGATCGTGTTGGGATAAAGAAGTGCCCGTGGTTATTTACCCGGCACATTAGGAGGAAGAATGAACATCCCGGAGTTGAAGAAATTTTGGATGGTCGGCCAGCATTGTGATCCTCGACAAGAATATATCTTTTTTGCAGAAAGGAAACTCTATTACATTAGAACATTTGCAACTAGCAATATCAACGCGTATCTCCTCAACGAAGGGTTCCAAATCTTTGGGGCGGAGGAAGAGGCGCTGAGATGGAAACTTAAAAACTATCAGGATAAATATGTCGAACAACTTGACAAGTATTCGGAACTGTCCCAAGAGCACGGGCAACTTAAACGCAAGTATGACAGTCTCATGAAAGAATTGTCGCAGGTGAAGGCGTATGTCGAATGAGGTAGGTCTGCAAGAATACCTGGATACCTTTCATGGGATGGACAGCTGGGATAAGCCCAAAAGAACCGAGTGGCTAATTGACGGTTTGCATGTTGAATACAAGTACTACCCCAGCCCGACGGGATCCTCTTCGGACTCCTGGGAGGGATACTCGGTGTATTCCGGGGGAGAATATCTCTTCAACTTTGAATCCAGTACTCCGCCCGAGAGGCTGCTGGAAGAACTTCGCGCCGAGATTAAACGCAGAAAAAGTATATTGGAGAAAAAAATCAAAGCTAAACAAGATGGCTTACACAAGCTGAAGAGGGCCTGCCCTGAATTGTGACAGCCTCTGCTCTGAACCTTTGGAAGAAGAGAATCGTAAAAATATCTTTGTCTCCAGGTCACGGAGGGGTTTGCCAGGTATACAATTTAATACACCTGTTTTATGAGGATGGGGCAGACCTAGTCTGCGCAGAACACTCTGTCGGATGTTGGTCAATTTATGACGAACGTTCCCAGGCTTGGGCCATTTATTATTCTTGATGGAGTTGCAGGAAGAACAACACGGCCGGATATTCGCCACCCAATTAGTACCACCTTTGGAAATAGGCTTCACATGGTCGAGGGTGATATCTTTAGAAGTCCCGCAGCACCAGCATTTATTGCCCCAGTAGCTCAGCTTCTCTTCCAGGACTGCTTTGGTGTATTTGCCTACGGCTCTCCTGGATTTTAGCTTAGTTTGTTTTTGGTAAAACCTTTGTTTGGAGCGATTTTTTTCCTTCCACTTTTTTTTCCTAGTGGTCTCGCAAGCGTGGCAGGTGGAATGCTTATGCTTGCAAAACTGATTTGTAGCCAGCTGTTTCTTACACTTGCAACAAGTCTTCAAAAGATGAAAGGACTCCTTTATGCTTTTTCTTCCTATTCGTATCTCTGGGTACCCTCACTCGGGTGAAATCCAAACTAATTTCTCAGGGGGGCTTGGGATAGTTACTGATTTGGAATATTACAGCCTGGGACAAACCGTATCCGTTCGCATTGGGACGGCGCATTTTTCACACTCTATATGGAGGTCGGCCGGCGGCGACCATTTCCCACCTTTTCCCGGAGCCATTGGGGAAATGGTGACATTTAAGGATGTTGTTCAAGACTATTCTGAACCCAGCACTTGTATCTTTATGACTTCAATTGAAACGGACCGTGTTTTGAAACCTATTCAAGATGAAAGTGAAAAATCCTAGAATTCTTTCACTTCCCCTGTGGCGGTTACTCTATTCACAGGGCCCATCATTCCTAACCCGGTCTTAAGCAGGGTGGTTGGCAGGTCTGGGGCTGGATATCCTCCTGTGATATTCTGGTAGGCGTACTCAATTCCCGGCGCAACAACGGGAGTAAGGCCCCAGACCTGTTCAGCGGCCAACGCCCACCAGTATTCAGCCAAGTCTTCGGTGTGTCGGAGGCTGGGAGTCACGTATCCTGGCGCGTATTTTCGGAGCTGGAGGAGTGCCTTGATCAATTCAACAGGGATACTTCTGGCGCGAGAGCTTACGTAAGTGCCCAATGCGTGTCCAGTGTTGACAAGACGCGCCGCCAAATCTAGCTTATCCTCAACGGAAGCAGGCGCCATCCAAATATCATACAACCCTTTGACCAACTTGTTTTGCATAGTTTCCCAGGGCAAGCCCAGCTGGAAGTAAAGTAATTCTGGCCCGTTTTGCACGGGAAGAGAAATGGCGCTGGTTAATCCGTCTGGATTGTCTTCCCTGTAATTTCCTGTGGCATACCAGTTAGCTAGATTGGCCGTGTGGTTGGCAATAACATAGAAGCGTGGTTCCTGAATCATATTCGGAAGATGGAGACGAAGATTGCCGATCCACCAGGAGAAGAAAGGGAACACTGCATTGGCATACATTTTGGTGCGGGCGTTCATCCAGCTCATCTGGTAATCGATCAAAGCATTACGGACGAAATCTGCAGATTGAGTTTTACTCATACCCATTTCTAGGGCCTGCTCATACATTGCCAGCCGCAGATTCTTATCCATGAATTCCCAAGTAAAGAACCGTGAGTATTCTGGTTCTCGCATCTTTGTCATGAACCCAAGAATACGATCAGCCCCCACCCCCGGGGTGCGGAATATAGTCCACTTACCCAGCCTCATTTCTTTGGCAGGGGAGGTGCTGCTATATTTGACTGGTTTTTCCAAGTCCCCGGTTTTCGGCCGACCCATTCGAATATCCATAACCTCGCGGATATTTTTGTTGTGGTCGATTCCTGCCCAGGGGAAAACGCCGGCCCTAGCTGCATCATCATAAAGGGGATGGTTACGAGGGTTCGGGCCGTATTTCGCCATATTATCCCAAGCCAGGCGGAAGTTGATATTTCCAACCAGGGCATTGGCCAGGATGTTTTTGACGTGGCCCGGTCCGTTGAACGCTGTATTCAGGTTCTGTAATTTGTAGTTGAATACACTCAGTGCCTTAAAAGCGCGTTCTACGATGTTGGCCGGGTCCACTGTATCAGCTGAATAAGGAATGTAAGTCTGAAGATAGTTGGCATAGTCCCTGCGAACGTCCCACTTTGTAGGAGCTGCCACTCTAGAACTGACAGGAGTAGTTTCTCTAACCAGCTCTTCACTTCCACCAATTACACCCATAAGTTGAGCACTCGGATCGTTTGTAGCTTTAAGTAGGGCGTCCAAATCCCGGTCTACTTCCCGCATACTCTGAATGAGGTGGGGGAAATTCACTTCCATCTCACGGAGAAATTGAAGAGAATTAGCCGCCACGAAATGGTTACGCGCTCGTTGTGCATACAGCCGGATGTAGCTAGTCTCTGGCTGCAGCTCAGATGCCGCAACCCTGAAGTAGGGATTGGCGGACTGTTGTGCATTTAGTTGTGCAAGGAACTCCTCAAACTCGTCCAGATTACGAAAGTCACGCTGATGCTGGTGCATATAGTCGGCGCCCACCAATCCTGGCGACGGAGTAGAAATAGTCTTCCTGCGCTGCTGGATGGCATCGCTCACTCGCTTATAATCAGCAGTAGACCCGGCCTTGAGCATATGCGGGAGATACTGCTGGCGATAAGGGGTGGGGATGCCGGCCTGATTATCCTTGACTTGAAAAAAATTCATACGCGTCTCGTGGAAATCTTTCCATCGTTGAAACGCATTTTCAGCAGCTGCAGCATCTCCATTGAACGCTTCCAGGAGCATATTCGTGCCCTGCTGAATTCTGTCCAAATTATTTTGATAACCGTAGCGATAGACTACACCCTGATCAATCAGGTCAATTTTTCTGTAGTCGAAGGGAATGCCAGCGTCTTCCAATAACTTGCGATAGATTCCGTTGATAACTTCTTCTTCGGCTTCATTAGCTACTCGCTGATTCCAGTAGTCTACATTACGCATAGCGGCCTTCGTCATTTCTACGGCCTCTGGCTCCATACCAAAATCACGCCACACGCCCCGCATGTAGTCGGTGTATTTGGCCATGAAGGATTGCCAGAGCTTAGCCCTAGCAGGAATGTTTTCCTTGCTGGGGTTAAACAGAAACTGCTTGGCGGCTTTGAATTCTGGTATTACGGAAAAGACAAACTGCTCATAAACTGGTCGCAAAAAGGCTTCTTTTTCTGCCGCCATCGCTCGCATAGGGAGCAGGGTGGAAAGAAAATTCTGGTGTTGGTCGCCAAGAAGGGCCAGGTTATTGCTAAGTTTTCCAGTCAGATCAATCCACTCACGCTGTGCCATCGCCGAGGCCTGAGCAAAGGCATTAGCAAACTGTACAATGCGCGGATCAGTGGCCGGGATATTCAAACTGTTTTCCAGCAGAGCAGCTACAATCCCGGGGTCCGTCAGCTGCGGACCGATAGCTGGATTTTGGACATATGCACTGTGCCACAGGCTAACTGCATCGGACAGAGCACTCTGCACCTTAGATGGAGAAGAATACAGTAGGTTAATAAGCTGGTTAGCGTCAGTGTTCCTATACCAGGAAGTAACTTCCTGCAGATATTCCTGCGCCGTCAAATCCAGGTCATCAATATGACGGACCAGCCCGCGCAGCATTTGATTATCGTCTGCTGCCATCATCCACGGCGGAGGGGAAAACTTGCTTTGCAGACCAATCTGTTCAATAGCCTGCGGAATAACCTCGGCCATTACCCTGTTATCCAGGTAAGCGTTGATAACACGCTGGGCTGCGGTTAGGGTGTCGGGGGCCGTTTGGAAATTGGCTCGCTCCTGGTCCAGCACAGTTTTCCTGGCCGTAATCATATCATCAATTGATTGTAGGGTGGCCAACCTGTCGATGTTGGGAATGAGGGCTTTTTCCAGGTTATCCTCAGTTACCCAGTCTGTGGCAGTCATTGCCTGGAACCGCTGCTGCGCCCTACCCACGCGGGCGGCGTCATTTGTATACGCAATTAGTTCATTGGCGAGGTTTGTGTTGTTTGGGTTCTGTTTAAACTGGCGGAGTAGCCAGTGATGAATTCTCCTGGAGTTGGCCTGCCGAAGCTGATCAAAAGTGATGTTGTCAGCTTGTAGCTCTTGGTAACTTTTCTGGAAGATATCGGCCTGCCTGGCGTTCATTATGTCGTCACGAGCAGCCTGGAATGCGCCTCGCAGATTAGAGAGAGTCTCCTGCTTGTAGGGGGACAGGTCACCCAACGTGCCCAGATACTCGTAGATAGGGTCCAGCTTCTCCAGCACATTCAGGCCCTGATTAGTTCCTGCCAGGCGCCCGGCCCAGTCTCTGGCTTCAACATAATTTTTCACTCCACCCGGAGTCTGTGAAATATACGCCAGCAAACCTTCCAAATCACGAGCTTTAATTTCGTGGCCGCGTGTTTGGGGGAAAATGTCGTTAACGGCCTGCAGGACATTTGGTGGAACTGGCTGGTCTAGAATAGCCGCATCTTTTACGGACGGAGCCTTGTAGATCAGCTTGTGAATAATTTCTTTCGCGCCCTGCCCAAGTTTGCCAATACCCCTACCCAGGGCACCCGTCAAATCGGTTATCAGGGGGATATTGACCTGCTCGGCCCCCGGAATAGGTAGAGTTAATTTCAGGCCCTCTTTTTGTGTTTCGAGTGCTTTTTCAAGCCGGGCCTGGCGCTCAGCCAGGGTGGATGGAGAAAGAAAAGAATAATCATAGGGTAGAACTTTTTGCAACTCCGCTGGTACGGAAGGGTCAATATCCAGTGATTCTACCTGTGGATACGCTCTATTCATTTTGTGCGACCAGGGGTTAAGGATACTGGCCAGCCCTTCGGTGTGCATATCGGGCAGGTCTTGCTGACGGAAGTTCTCTACCATTCCGCGATAGGAAGGATCAGCCAGAGCCTTCCCTGCTTGCTCCAGCACCGTCAGCTGGTTATCCACATACTCAAGTAATTCGCGCTGCCTGGAAATATCCGGCACCAGTTTAATTTCCTGCCTGGCGTTCAGCAGCTCCTGAATTTTATCCTCCACCCGCGTCTGCATGTAGCGAGTGGACACCTCCTGCAAATTCTCAGGTGTAATCTCGGTAAACTGGCGGGAAAGCGTAGGGTTTCTATTTCCACCAGCCTCCGCGCTCTTTATGCTTTCCAGGGCGGGGACGAATGGCTTGGTGACTTCCTCCCCTACCTTTTGAAGCAGGGTCGGTTTCTTAATGGAGATCATACCGAGCGGATCGGTGTAGATATCGAAAACGTTACCAGCGGTCTGCGCTGCGATAGTGGGCAGGCCTTTAATTCTATACTCTAATTCTTTGGCTGCCTTCTCAAGGAACCCGGCATCCCCTGGGGCGGGGGCGACTTGTGGAGTATAAAGTTCTCCTAGCTTATTCCCCACTTCAAAACCGGAGACGAGATCCTCTGGGTGCTCAATTCCCAGACCCCTTAAAACAGGGTCAGTAATACCAGAGAAGGCTCTCCACGCTGCCCGACGAGGCATGTCCAGCGTAGTAAGCCCGGCGCCCAGTTTGTGGAGCATCCCCGGAAGGAATCCTTCTTGCTGGCTCTGCTCCCAAAGAGCATTTGCCTCATCCCAATCTGAGCCCCATCCTTTTGTAGTACGTTCAAAAGCTGAAGTAGGGGTGGGGTTGTCAAGGGCGTTCCCATATTGGGATAAGAAAGGGGTTTTATAGGTTCTGATCTGGTCTAGTATATTTAAGGAATCCACTACTTACGATTAAGTCTCCGTAGAATGGGGCCGGCAAAGGGATCTGTGTTTGGGTCGGGAGAGTGTTGGAGAGAAAAGATTGGGTCAAAGGGATCTTTTTGTAGTCTGTATCTTCCAGAGGGGGGATAATACAGAGCTTGGCGAGACTCATTGAGGGCGGCGGAATGTAACTCTTCGTCACGTCTCGCACGTAAATTATCTGCTACGTTCTTAACGTCTTCCGCGTTGATATAATTTTTCCGTAGCTTCCGTTGAGCAATTGGTCCGAGTATGCTGTCTGGATCGTTAACGGGGGAAACTAATTCGTCGCCGCCTAGTTGATATAAGTAGTTCAGGAACGGCTGTAGTGAATCCATCCGCCGGTTTACTTCCTCGCTTGTGCCGCGTCTACGTCCGCTAGATACTGATTCAGGTCATCAAAATTTTGGGGGACCACCCAACTCCCACGCATCCAGGCGTGATTTCTGGCAGCCTCTGCTAATTCATTAGAGGGCTTGCTTCTAAGCTTATTAAGATACTGCGTTTCAAAGTCACGGTAGGTATCTCCCATATGTCTAAGGCTAGAAAGACTGTTTTCTTTTCCAACAATGGGCTTAAGTCCGTATTGTGGTAGTCTCTCTGACAATTTCTGAAAGACGACTTGGGGCGTTAGTCCAGGTATTAGCTGCCACTGAGGAGACTGCGCGATGGCCACAGAAAATTGGTGAAGGGTACTGAGCACCTGGTCGTAGGCATTTTGAACTTGAAGGGGATTCTTTTTAATTTCAGCCACAGCTCCGCCCAGCTTCTTGGCTATTTCATCCAACGAACTTTCCAACTCTTCTTGAACCTGTGAAATAGCCTGCCGTTGGGCGGCGTCCTTCTGTCCGGCAACTGCTTCGCCGACTTTGGGCACCCTAGCCGATTCGGCCTTTGGTTGTGATAATGGAATATCAATATCGTCTTCGATAACCGGCTGTGTCAGAATCTTGGCGCCCTGACTATTGAGCTGCTCAATACGTAGCGCGTCGGAGATTGTCGCGTGTTTGGACGGCACAATTTGCACACGCCCATCTTCTGAAGTGACTGTTCCGCCAAAAGACTCTGGGCGAATATGCACAGGCCTGCCATCTTTGAAACTACCGATCATGGCCATACCAGTAGCGTAGTGTTGTTTTTTACTGGCACGAGGTGGAGAAAGAGAGGAGGGGTCAGCTCCTTGTGCCATCATAGCAAATGGCCCATAAAACATAGCCATGTATTCTTGGGGGCTCATCATCTTGTTAGAAGGCGCTGCCCCCTGCATGGCCGCGTAGATGCGGTTGCGTTCGGCGTTAATTTCCTGGATACGCTGTTGAATTTCCTGATTGGTGCGCTGGGGGTTCCTGCGTTGCACATCCGCAATCAGAGCTTTTTCAAGTTCGGTTTTAATAACATCGGAATCTTTTATGCCGGCAGCCTGTAACGCCTGCCAGGTTGGAGCGATAATGGCTTTGAGTTGTTCCGGGTGCACAGGGGGCTTTTTGCCCAGAATTTGGTTGACAGCCGCATCAAGTTCCGTTATATTGCCCAACTTAGAAAGCCCAGGGGCTATGATATTACGGTAATATTGCTCCTCCTGGTAAAGCTTGTTGAGCATGTTCTGGTCAGTGGGCACCTGGAACTTGGCCAACCTGTCCAAGTCTTGGCCAAGGGCATCTAGCCTCTTCTGATAACTTCCAACGTAATCCTCATACCCACTCATGATGTCTGCATAGGACCGCTGCCCCTGCATCATCTGAGACATATAGTCTCTGGCCTGTTGGCGCTCTAGGTTCTGGTCACGGAATTCGTTAGACGCCTGGTCCCTGGCCGCCTGCCGCATAGCGTTTTGCTCAGCCAGCGCTGCCTGATGCGCTCGCTGACGCTCCAAACTTGCCTGTTGCTCCAACAGTCTACGGTTGGTTTCGGCAGTTTGGTAGTCCTTATACGCGCTTTCCTGCTGGGCCTGCCCGGCCTCAAATAGTTTGAGAGGATCCATGTTTACCTCTTATTCCCTGTTCCAGCCCCCTGCTGGGTTTTTCTTCATTGCATATCCCAAATCATGAAGAGCCCACGCCGGCATTGAATCCAAATAATCGTTTCTCTGCTGCTGAATTTGGGCGGTATTAGGAGAGAAAATTGTTTCCCCAGCAGCATTTTTGGTTACGGGCGCACTCGCTGCTCGATCCAGCTGGCGCATATAATTAGCAACCTCAGCCTGCCTATTTTCCCAATCAGTATAAATCTGATTGACATGGGGGTTGTTCCTACGTTGAACTTCTCCCCACCACTCAGGGCTCAGAGTCCCAGAGTTGATTAGCGCCTGAGAATTGACCCCCTGCGAATAGGGTCCCTGACGAGTAGCCATCTGCCCGTATTTATTAGGAATTAGACTCCATCCGAAAGGAGTGGGCGGTGTTCTCATATCTGACGGACCAGCAATGGCCTGTTGCATTTGGTCTTCTGCCCAGGCTGTCATTTCGGGAGAGGCCCCGGGGTTACTCAGGATGGCTTGAGCATTCTGCATCATGAGCTGACGCAGAGCCATGTCACTCATCTGTTGGCCCTGGGCCATTTGATTCAGTCGATAGGTGTTAATATCTGCCATTTAAAACCTCACTGACCCCACTGAGATCGTAGATTTGATCCAGCGTTTCTATATCCTGAATTTTGTAGTGTTGCACTTTTGTTCGGCGCGGGAGGGGCCGCATTCCTATTTTGAGCGGGCGGGGGATTGCCTCCAGCCGCAGAAGTTTTTTCCTCTTCCTCTTTGGGGGGTTCCTTTTTGAACTTATTGAAGTTGTTGCTAGTAAACTCTGGAGTATACATGTTTGCTTTTTCATAATAGGAAGAAACATGCCCACCAGGAGCCGGCCCACCTGTACCACTCAACCAGTTGTGATGCGTGAATGGAGAGTTGTAGGTTTGTGCCAGAGCGTTAGCGGCGGTATTGCCCAAACTGCCCAGCATACTACCCAGCCCGGCTTGAATCTGTGCCCGGTGCCCGGCTGCCGCCCCCAATCCGTTCAGAATTTGAGACTGCAATCCTTCATTCAATTGTCGTTGCAAACCCAAGTATTCCATATTACGGCCAAGCAGCTCGTTGAATACGTTATGCATAGAGCCGCTTCTGCCTTCGGCAATAGCCAGATTGCGTGGAGCAGCAAAAGAAGGGGATGACGGCCGAACCATATTTTTAGCCCCAATTGCTGCATTCTGACCGTGCCTACTTTGATAGGCGTCTATTACTCCTTGCTGCGGCTCGAAGAAGGCCCCCTCAACGTGCTTGGACTGGGCGATCAGCCTATCCAAATCGGGGAAAGGACCGACCGCATTTGGCTGCATCATTTTAGAGAGCAGCTGCTGATACTGCTTAGGTACAAATCCGTTGTCCCTGAACGCGGCCGGGAGTGCAGACTTATACTGGTTTACTAACGAAGCCCGCTGCTGGTTCATCATCTGCTGAAGCTGTACGGCCCTAGTTGTGGCCGCCTGCTGCTGCAAAGCCTCTTCTTTAGCACCAATATTTAAAAGGTTAAGTCCACCAGTCATCATTTGTCAATATGGTCCTTCATTGAATCTATCATACCCGCTATTACGATAAGGATTGTTACTTCCTCCACCGGAAGAATTTTGGAATTGTGACATTACATCCGCCCCAGTATTATGTGCATTCGAATATTGGGGCTGAGAGCGGCCACCGCCACCCTGTTGTTGCTGTTGCTGTTGCTGCATATTCTGCCCCATACGTGCCAGGGCAGCGTTGTGATCATTTAGGGAAGGTCGCCCGCCGGCTCCCGGTCTGACTGGCTGACGATTGTCAATCCCACGCACAGCGGCAAAGTGATCGTTGTATGTGGGATACCTGCTGGGGGGCGGAGGGGGTTCCTCAGCCGCGCCCGTTTCCTGCCTGGTTTCAGCCTGAGAAAGCATCTCGGGTGGAAGAGAAGCTAATTCTTCGGGGCTCATTTGGTTGAGAATCTCAGGCGGGATGCCACTCACTCCTGGCATAACAATATTTACTGGAGGTAGAGAAAGGGGCTCAAGCTTCGGGATTTCTAACGCAGGTAATTGGAAGTTATTCCCAATGGCAGAACCTGCTGAGATTTGGGGCATAGCTAACGCAGCCAGCGCGGCTTGTTTGGCCCCAAAATCTTGATATTGATTACCCAACTGAAAACTCCCGGTGGCGATCTTGCGTTGTTGTACCCCGGAAGTTTTACTTAGGCGCCTAGAAATTGCGTCTTCTAATGCCATCTATCCCTCATAAATATATACACAGTTACAGGCAATTCTCCTCGTCACCCCGTACAACCCCACGGCCAAGACTCACAGGCCTTGGGGGTGGTTGCAGTGGGCGATTTAACTGCCTGTGCCTTTTCAGGAGGAGGTGGCATAGGAGGGGGAGGCGGTGCCGGTGGCAACGGGGCTGGGGCCGGCTGCTGAGGGGGCGGAGGAGGCAGGCTGCCCTTTGCAGGAATGTTACCCACACTAACGGCCCTGTATCCACTCACAATGTCGGGGGGCGGTCCCGGACTGTATACATCCTCCGGTTGTTTGCCTTGCGACAAATACCCGTATAACCTGCGTAAGATTGCTGACTGGGCCATTATGCTACCCTCTCTATATTAGACAACCTGCAAAACCAGTTCACGTCTTTATTTGCTGCCCCCGTCACCGTGATCAATAAGTCTAGGGTACTAACTCCAAAATCTACCGTGAAGGTAGCATCTGGAGTATCTTCCGTAAAAGAATAGTCTGTGGCTCCCAACAGTGTTAGTGTTCCGCCTGAAGTTTTAACGGCACGTCGAATAATCCACGCCCAAGAATCTCCGGCAGTGCCGGCCGTTCCCCCTGTTTGACGAGCCACGACCCTAGCCTCTACTAGAAATGTGGCGTCATCTTCTAGTGTATGAGATAGTCCCGTGGTCGGCGTAGCATCGGTGGTGGCTATTCCGCCCGCAGGGGAACGATTAAAGCGTCGCGAAACCCCGTCCCAACGCAAGGTATCCCCGTCTTCTAAAGGATTTGGTAGAGAAACATCCATTAGTCCATACAAAGACAGCGGCGCTATGATTTGCCACCAGCGACCTGTGGTGTCGGTATTACCTAGACTGTCGACACTGGGTGGATCATTATGCTGGACCATCATAACCCGGGTGGAGGGGGAAATAGCTTCATACCTAAGATTGGTTCCATTAGGGTATTTCATGTACCCAACGCCCGCATCACCTACGTAGGCCTCCGGGTCGTCGCCACAAGTTTCATCGGGACGCCAGGTACACAAAGAACCATCATTCCCCATGGTGATCCCTTTATTTAACATGATCGATGTACCTACATCGAAATAAAGGGGATCCGCACTAGACGGGTTACCGTCCTGGGGAGTCAAATCGAAAAGGTTTTGGACCCAAGTGTTGTATACGGCACCAGACCCCGAAGGCTGTCCGACCCACAACTCACTGGCGGCCAAAGCTCCTACAGAAACAATAGCGTCTACTCGCCCGATTATGTTCAGAAAATTTTCATTGATAGCTTGTATAACTGCTTGTGGATCTTTTTCATTCCACACCAGCGGATACTTGGGGGGTAGTGTTTTCATTCCATCCTCAATTGTCGCCACATAAAGTCCAGCGACTCCAACACTAAATCAATACCAGAAATTTGTATTGCCGCACCTCGAATACGTCTGGGGAGATTGGAAATATCGGGGGTGGCATTGTCCACGCCTGGAAGGGTGGCATTCGTTTTAAGTGTTACGCTGTTCACAACATCATCAGTATCTCTGGCATAAAGAGTCATATCTACGTCCGTAGCCGTCATAGACGTATAGATCTTACGAATAATCTTTGAGGTATCCCAATCCCCGAAGTTAAATTCCTTTGATTTAAAAGTGCCGGTCACATCGCTTCCATCCCCCCACCCTGTCGCGGGTGGATTCTCATCAAAGAAAGATGGAAAAAGAAGAAGGTGTATTTCTCCATTATTGGTGCCAAAAAATAATCCGTACATTACTGAAACCTTTTGTGACGATAGAGGAAAGCAATCTGACGTAACTCTAAATTGTTCCCCGTTATCTTAATTTTGACATTCCTAAAAATACGGTTATCGTTGTCAATCTCAAAAAAGGAAGTGTTGTCAACGGGCAGGGTAATACCTGAGAAGGAATCTGTGTCTACTTGTCCGTCCGTCGTGGTGTAGGTAAACAACACCGTAATATTTTCACCGGCCATCTGGATTTTTGTACTGCGTAATGTTTTCAAGATGTTGTTAGAGCCGAAATCTAATGTGCGGCTTTCCCAAACATTAGTGACGGCCACGCTTACACCACCGTGCCCGTCCCATTCCGCGTCACTGTCATCTAAGTCATGTCCACTCAACGAGGACAGCTGCAAAAGATGCACATATCCACTTTCTGCGCCATAAAGGATAGGGAAATTAAGGGTGCGAAAAGACATCTATCCCCCAGACAACACTCCGTTATCAATCGGATACAAGAATCCGGGTAGTGCGAAGCTAGTAGCAAACGAGCTGTCAGGGAAGTTAAGCTCGGTCCACGCCTGGTTAACTCGGTCATACATCCAACAGCGGCTAGTACTAACGTCGGATAGCGAACGTCTAACCAGGAAATAGTGGAAAGGTGTAAGAAGCCCCTTCCAGCTGTATTGGCTAAATCCTGAATCATCCTGTTCTAGGAAGAGTTCGCGCAGGGGTTCGGCAATATACTCAATAATCGCCCCGCTCGGGTCCATAATAATAGGGCCACTAATAGTATTTGCAGCTATCTCGCTACCATATGCTGAAACGGAAAGAGGATAGATCATCCCCGCATCCCGCGTCATAATCGTGAATGAATCACTGAATTCTTCGGCGTTCTTTCCATTTATCATTGCAGTGCCGGCCTCGAAAAAGATAATCAACTTATCGGGCAATGGGGCCAAGCCAGTTATTTTTCCCATCTCGGATGTAAGCTGAATCACCGAGGCCCCTGGCCAAGTAGCGTAATCTAGATATTCGGAAAAATGCAAGTCATAAGGTTGCACAGCTGCGAACACATGCCCCTGATATGTCGTGATAAAGCCTATACCGCTGGGAGCAGCAGCTATGCTAGATATGTTTCCAGTGCCATTCCACACATAAAGGTCATCGTTCTCGTTAGCCATTAAGATGACATTTACGTCTGAGGTGTTGACAAATTGGGCAAAACTCCAGTATGTCCCGGTTAAAGCAGCGGCACCCGTTATTTCCGTAAAAGAAACAGGGGAATCTTGCCCGGCCCCGTAATACACTTTATTGTTGCTAGTCCCTGCCAAGACTACAAAATCGAAAGACCCGGCACTACCTGTTCCCACAGAATGCACCTTGGCCGTTTGGCTTGCCGAGATATCGTTAGAATTATAATGGTAGCTACCGAATACTGTTCTCAACCATTTCTCACGAGTAATTTCCAAGTTCTCCAGAATAAGAGACTCTTCGTCCTTCTGTGGAACGGAAGCCCACCCGCCCGAGAAATCCTTGATACGGTAAGTTTGCCACTCGTTGTTTAATTTTTTAACAGCCATCAGTATACTACCCTAATTGTTTCAGTGGAAGAAAAAGACCATGGTGCTAACGCAGTGGGCATTTGCAGCTCGAACCAGGCGTTCAGTCTGCGGTCAAAAACCAGGCAAATTCTGTTGTCAATATCGACCGTGGTGTGTCCCGTAAGAATATAGTGGTGCCTAGTAAGATGCCCTTTCCAGTAGTATCTAGCATCGGCGCTGAGATCAAACTCCCGGCTCTTGGAACTAAACCATTCTTTTAACGGTTCCCCTATATACTGAATTTGCATACTACCCACATTATAGATGTAGGGGCCGGTGTAGTGTAAGAAAGCTACTTCATTTCCAAACGTGCTGATGGTTCGTGGAAAGTAGCATCCAATTGTAGAATTGACTGGAATTACTTCTGACAGGTCTTCGTACGTAGTTCCTCGCATCTCCAACAGGCCGCGCTCACAGATCACCAGGACCCTTCCTACCACCGGGGCTAGACCCAACACGTTGCCCATATTTCCACTAAGCTGAATCTCTTGAGCGCCCGGCCAGGTTTCTGGGTCGGCGTAATCGCTAACGAAAACAGAGTTATCCGCGCAAATCATGGTGTAGCCCTGATACTGACAAACGAAACTACCGTTGGCCGGGGCAGCGGCAATTGTCTGCATCAATGCTCCCGTCGCACCGTTATCCCACTTGTACAATCCATCAACGTGGTTGGTCATCAAGATGATTCTGTTGTTAGCCGTGTCCGAAGATTGACAAAAACTCCAATACGGGGCCCCTCCCAGCGGTGCTACGGGAGTGATGTCATTAAAGGTTAACGGAAGTTCTGGGCAAAAATCAGCGGATACAGCCGCATAAACCTCCACAGGGCTAGACTCAACCGCTATAATACACCACCCGCCATCGACTTGGCCAGAGTAGAGATCAAGACATTCACTGCCGTTCAACGCAGCGTCGTTTACTTTAAACGAACCATAAATGGTTTTGAGCGAACCGTCGCGCTGCGGCTCCATATTTATGATCGACTGTGCCTCGTTGTCTTGGTAGGGGTGGACAACAATACCTCCGGTGAAGTTGGGCACGGAAAAAATTTGGAATTCTCTATTGATTGGGTACTGCATTATTTTGACTTAACCTACGGGTGACAGCATTATCCCAAGTTCCTCCACCCCCGGTCATTGTTCCATCATATGCCTTTGGTCGGATGGTATTCCAATTTATTTTTCCGGGCTGGGGAGGGGGTGGTGGTTGGGGGGTCGGCTGTGTCTGTGGCTGAGCAGCCTGCTGATTAACAGGAAGTTGAAACTGAGTTGGTGCTTGTGTGGGCGCTGCCTGCGCCACAGGAGCGGCTGCCGCAGCCTGTGTCAACATACTCTGTGTAAATTTTTGGGGCTGTTGCGCTTGCTGAGGCTGCTGCCCATATCCTCTACCCCACTGCATCAAATTCTGAGGGGGCTGTCCATAATTGTTATAGTTCATGTTTTACGTCCCATTCAGATAATCGTCGTAATACTGCTTCCATTGTGGGATCCATAGAAGACTGGGAAGGGGACAGATACCCCTCCGCCCATCTCTCTAGCATGTCAGGCCCAGTAAAGTAGGCTCTCCGGGGATATCCCTCGCGCAGAGTTAAAGGAGACGGAACTTCTACAATGCCTGCTCCGCTGTCAATGGAAACGACAGCTCCTTCTGGAGAGATGCCCAGGTTGTATGGGTGTAAATCTTGGCTCGCATAACTTCTGGCAAGCAATGACCCAGGTTTACCTTTTCGATCCGCCTCCGTGGCTTTAAGAACTTTGAGCATCCTGAGATCTTCCTCGGGAATAGCCAAGTTGTCCCAATCTATGGCCCCCTTTAAACGGGCGTCTTGCTCGTGATAACTGTCTACAGACCGGCTATCTATCGTTCTAGCACGTGGATATATGCCAGCCTCCAATAGTTCAGGGGAATTTCGACGACGGTAGTTGGTTGTCGGACCCTCAATATGTTGCAAAGGGGATAGTTGCCCATATATTCGCTCCATGTACAGCGGCAACTGTTCCTTCAACCCAATTTTTAAAACCCTATCGTCCCCGATATCCCAGGCAGAACTATAGGCCCCACTTCCCAATAGGCCGGGATTAGTTTCCCCAATCCCCAATTCCGAAATAGCTTTGTTAACAAAATCACTAATATCTCTTGTTCTAATCCACTTAAATATCTCTTGTGGGAGTTCGCCTACTAACTTCACCACATATCCTCCATGTAATCGTCCCGCACCATACCAAACTCTTGTTCGGTCCGCAAATAGAGGGTTCTGGTCCGTAATTCCTTCTTGCCAGCTTCCCACTCTCGTTTGTAGTTGTCCGCTCGCTGCGGGTCACGATCTCTTAGCTTACAACAATACGCGGCATAAAACCCCAGATAGTGGTGGAAAGAAGCCGGGAGGGAGGGGGAATCGGTGTTGGCGCTTAATTCCGAAGGAATGGTGTAATAGTACAAATCAAGGGTGTCATCACTGGAACTAGGAATCGGAACCATATAAATTCTGGATTGTCTAATGTGGTAATGTGTCGGCCGCCCCTGCCCGCTCCACGTCCAATCAAACTCCTGATAAGGAAGCGGACGCATTGGATAAGAATTACTTGCTCCATCATACACGTAGTTGAGTTGTTTCACTGCTTCGAAGTCGGAAGGAACTGCAACATATCGGGTTCCAGCGGTGAGCGCCAATGAGGAGTATCCTTCCAGATTACCAGACAATTCTTGAGCTTCGCGATATCCAATATTGATGCACTGGTTTACCCAATCTTCAGGATAAGACACAGCATTAGCCTCTGGATTGTCTTGCCTCAGCAGCCCGTATGTGAAATTTCTGATCTGAATTAAGTTCATTACTTGGCCAATCCGCGAATAATATTTTTAGCGTAATCTAGTACGTCTGGCGGCATTCTTATATCCTCCATCCTACGAAGGATGGCCTCTTCCTGCCTAAACGCCTCATCAGCAAATCGGCCAGCCTGCACATGCGGATTCATTCGCCCCCCTTCTCCCATCACTTCTGTGGGATAGCGCACCTCACTCAAGATTCCCGCATATTCAGGATCGGAAATAAATGGGTTCGTCCGCATGTGCGGTAACGCAGTGTTGAGTGGCCACAGTAATCTCTGGAGATCGTAATCATCTCTTGTCGCATTTCGTATCGCCGACACGTTAGATTGGGGATAACCGACCCCGACAAATTCCCTCGGGTACCCCCGTCCCGGGGCAAACCCCTCAACTATCCCTTGTCCGCCAGGATAGTCCAGATTCATCAACGAGTCATGGAGAGAACCTCTGAGACGCCCCAACACCCTCTGTTCTTCTGCTTTTCTACGCAGGGCGGCAGTCACGCTATACATCTCGTCTGCTAGTTCTGGACTGGCAAAATTGCCACCGGACAATGATGCGATACCGGGAGAATCACTGGCCCAAGGATACGGCCCAAATGTCTTGCCCTCTAGTATGGCATCTTTGACCACCCCTCGTGCCATATCCGCAGCCCGCTCGTCCGGCATACCTATGGCCCGCAAGCGAGTATCTAAGCCAGCTGACTCTTCCGGGTGTAAGATGTCAAACGGAGTAACTGGCCCTTTCCGTTTGAAGTTGGCGGTCCCCAACTGGTCCATCATTTCCCGATACAGTTTCTTAAGTGGATCATTTTCTTCTGGAAAAAGAGTTGGCATTACTGATTGCTCTTATCGAAAGGAGTTGCCTGCGCCCTAAACAAAGCGATATCCTCTCGCGCTGAATCCTTTCTGAAGGCAGCAGAAACCAACTGAGTGCCCTCATCAAATCGTTCCTTATAAATCTTAGCGGCCTCGGACCTGCCTAGTGACAACAAGCCCTCATAAACGGCATAGTCGATTAGATAGTCATGATATTCTGGGGGCAATGTTGTGGCCGGCTCGTCAGCTGCAGCAGACAGGGCAGTCACCGTCGCGTAATACCACCCCGTAACAGTACTGCCAGTAGTGGAAGGAATAGGGTCGAAGTAGAAAGTTTCATTTCTAATCGAATATTTTGTGGGGGCTCCGGTCGTAACCGTAACCAAATCAAGCCACTCATACGGCACCGGAGTAACCCTCTTGCCGTTATAAAGTACATCTCTTGAATACATAAAATCGGCAGGAGCGGCCACTGTCCGAGTCCCGCTTGTGGTAGAAAGAGAAAGAGATTTGAGATTAAAGATGGCCAGATTATTCATGAGGCGATAGCCGCGATTGATGTAACGTGTCAAAATAGGAACAGGAATAGTCATCTGTCCCTGTGTGAGCGCATCAATTATGATGTTTGCCTGTCGACGCATTTCTGCCAAAGTCATTTAAAAGTATCCCTCATACATATATTTACGACTGGGGCTGCTGCCTCTCGTCTGCGAATACTGCTCCAGCAGCGACGGCGGGAACCAAATACTTGAATGCCTCTTTGGGGGCGCCTTGCAATTCTCTGAGAATCTCAGCCTGATTTTCAAAAAGCCGGGCTTCTTTCTCAACAGCAGCCATGGCATTTTGAAGTCCCGGGTGTTCTAACGCAATATCCTGTAAAAATTCAGATGCCCCAGACCTGATATCTGGGAGAGGGCGGCCAGCCTCCAACAATTTACTTAGCTCATCGGAATACTCTAATGCTTCAGTATACCCGGATTGGGCATCTTTCCATTTCTGCCCGGCCACCAGGAAAGAATCCTCACCCATCCAGGGAAATTCTTCCATGTATTTTTGTGCCAGCCTGCGTCGTGCAGCACTGGAAAGCCAATTGTCTTCAATGTCCGCCGGATCTAATAGTAAGCCAGAGCGACTTTGCCCACTATGCCTCAATTCATGTAACAGAATAGTTGTGGGATCCCACACCGGGCTGGAGACAGAGGTGCCTTGCGCGGCCATTACATCTTCCAAGTTTTCCAAAGTCTGAGCGGCCGGTGGCTGTACATACAACACGGGATTAGGCCCGTCCGTTCCAGGTGGCATATAAAATCCCCTGCCCTTTTGCTGAGGCGTTCTCCAAGTTCTGAACTCCATATTCTCTAGCGGGACTACTCCCATAATAGCCAATCGCCGCAGGATACTTTTGGCAGGGGACTGGTTCACCCAATCTACGAATGTCCCGCCACCCTTTTCCCAATCTCCCCAGTCGCTCATAATTGGGAATTTGTTATTAATGGAGTCTATTAGCTCACGGACACTTGGAGCAATTCTCACGACTGAGCCTCTCCTCCACCGCCCCCTGCACCCGGTTTGGCCCAATGCACGAACATGTTAAAGTTGCGGCGCACACGCTCATCCCAGAACCTGTTGGCGAGTCTGCGCACACCCTCGTTATACTCTTCCAAATGCGGCTTGGCCTGCTCAATTTGCCCGTCGCTTAATAGCGAGAGATACACAGCATAGTGTACAAGATAACCGTGGAATTCTTCCGGCATAACAGGAGTGTCACTTGCTCCTGAAAGTGTCGCCTCTCTTGCAATGTAATACCCGGTCAACGTCGTAGCAGAGGTGTCTGGGATAGGATCGAAGTGTAGCTTACTATCTCGAATTGAATAAAATTCAGGACGGCCAGTAGTCGTATAATCCTGCTGAATGATGGGGTATTTAACGGGGGCCACCTCAGTAGTGGTCGAAGAGGCAGTGTAGAGCAGGTCCTTCATTACGATAAAATCGGCTGGCAGACTCACTGTGCGTGTGCCAGAGACAGTGGCCAAAGAGACTGGCTTCTCGTAATAGAGGGCTTCCATCCCAGCCCTCTCCAAAGCGCGATTGAGCCACGCAGCTACATTGGCGGCATCAAAACTGGTATCGGTCGAAGTCTCTTGAATCAGCGCCCAGAAGGCACTTTGCATTCCACTCAGAGTCATTTACCCACCGTATCCCTCTTCTGTGGTATTCCACGGGCTGGCACTAATTTCTTTGCTTAGTGCTTCCTGTAATTTCTCCTTTTGAAGTTGTGCATAATATTCTGCCACCATTTCCGCCTCGCGCGTTTCCCTCATAAATTCTTCAAGCGATTTGCCCGCATCCTTTAAATGGCCCTGAATTTGTGGAGTTTGGAAAAATGGATCCTGTGGATCTGTATACATCGGTGAGGAAATATGCTCGACAGTGTTGTATTCTTTTTCGTATCTAGGGTCGTCTCCAAAAACTCTAGACATTTCGTCTCGTTGTAAAAGGTCTAACCTTCTTTCAAGAGCAGATTTTTCGGCGAATTTGAACCTGCCAACATCATCAAGAGCATGTCCGTACTCGTGGAAGAGGGTCTTAGGCCAATCCCAATTAAATTTTTTACTTAGGGAGATGGTCCCGGTTCCCGGAAAGAACATCCCGTTTACCATATCATAGAAATCTTCCGGTGTATGTGTTAGCGCCGACACAACCCCAGAGCCGGGATGCTGTTGCGCCATAGCAGGAAGAATCCCGTAAAAAGATTTTACGTCATCTAAGGCTACACGCGGAACAGAACCATACGAAGGTATTTCCACCGTGTTGGGGGTATTGGAAATAAGGCGGGCCCAGTCCGACAGATTGGACAACGCATTAGGAACCTTTAAAGCTGCGGGACCAGACCCTTGTAACAGCCCCACTACTTGCCTGGCGTTATCTAGGGTTGCCGGGGTCATTCTCATATTTGATACAAGTTCTTTAAAGGCGCCCATAATAAAAAAGCCAGGTAACTTTTATCCCATTCAAATAAAAGTTACCTGTCTTACAAAATCTCCTGTCGTATTTATTTACGAAAGTTCGTCAGCAATAGCCTTCGCTAGGAATTCATCTTCACTACCATATCCGATATAATTGGTCGCGGCTTCGACAGCAGCTTCTTTAACGGCTGAAGAAGTCTCACGACTCAACGCCTCCACCTCACTCTTGGAAAGAGGAATGGAGCCCTGTGCAGCCTCAATCTCATCTCGCTCAAGCGGAATACCCTGCAATGCTACACGCACCTGCGGAGTCATATCCTGCAACTTTTTAATATGATTGGGCCCAAATTCAGGGCAATAAATCTTGCCCTCCCGAATGAGTTTGAAATAATCTGGCTTATCTTTGACACGGCTGGCGGACGGATCGGGAATGCCGTACAAATTCTGTAGACGAGCCATCTCCTGTGCCCAGGTATTTCCTCGCTCAGACACATCTCCCGCAAGGGGGTCGCCGAGCCAGTGCTCTGCGAATTTACGCAAAACGGGTCGTTTAGTATTGGGCTGGAGCACATAAAGCTGCCCAGCACATTCAGCCTTGAATGGGACATCTGACAGGTTAACAACGTGGACGATACTCGCACCAAGCTGCTGAACCTTTTCACGGGGTTTAAGATCTTGTCTACTCATCTATATATCTCTTTCAAAAGTTTTGATAGCACGGGGCGAATGGAACCCCGCGAATCGTTGGGCGTTTAGAAAACGCAGACCAGGTGACCGGCAACGGTATTGGAAGCGTCAACGTCGGCGGCCAGCGCAATGGCCAGCGGGCGATAAGTCGAAGCGGTACCGGCAGCCACGCTATCGCAAGTGCCCGAGCCACCCAAAATCAGGGTGGTGTCATCGGCGATATCATCATCTCCATTGGTGGCGATGGTGGCATAGTAGCCATAGCACTGGATAACACCATACTGGCCAGAAGTTCCGGCAGCGATGGCAACACCAGCGGGGCGATTAAGCGAATTGGTATGCGTAGTGGAAACGGTGCGACTATAGAGGTCAGTAAAGGCCAGAGCAGCGCCGGCAGTTACGTTCGAACCGAACAGCACATACTTATAAGCCTTCACCCCATAGTCGTCGTCGATGGTGAAAATGGGCAAACCCAGCTGACCACGAGAAGTGGCTTCATCCAGGCTGCGGCTAGGCCAACCAGGGTGTTTAAAAACACCGGTATAATTCTCAGCCAAAGTAGTCTACTCCTTTGAAATTACTTCTTGCTCTTCGAACCGGGATTTTCCCAGTTCATCGAGGCAGGGTCAACAGGCTTGAAAGTATCAAACGGGTGAGCACCATGCTCGGTTCCGCCCGTGAACTCCAGCGCAGCCTCATACTCATTGCCCTTATTGGCGAAGGTATAGCCCATTCCCGACTGACCGGGAAGCGAACCAACCTGAGAGCTGGAAACGTTTTTACCAGTAAAGAAACTCATTAGAATTCCCCTTCGTCAAAATAATTAGGTGCATTTGCAGGATCCCAGCGCATCTCCGGGTCATACCCACCTGCCCCGTTCACGAAGAAGAAATTTCCCTTGCCTGCGCAACGACGCGCGAACTCAGAATCCATTTCCACCTCGCGCTCAAAGGTGCGAGTAGTCTTCCAGAAATGCGGGTCCCTGCTAGAGAGCCCCATGTCTGCGGCTTTGGTGTTTCTTTCAGAAGCCCGGGGAGAGTCATCCCCTCCCCAGGCCTCCATCAGTTCACGAAAAGCCATTACAGAGTCGGATCAATGTCGATCAGTCGGCCATTCAGGCGCGGCTGATTGCCCACCAGCTGTCCACGCCACATAATCTGTGACGCGATAACGAACTGGTTAAAGGGCTCGCGGAAGGGGCGCAGGAAGAAATCACAATCCTTGTGGACGTAGAGATCAATGGTGCGCTCATTCAGGAAGTAAATCTGGGACAGGGAGTTGGGGGTGGTGATATGGCTATCCACCACGACCGGGCGACCCTTATAAACCAGATTCTGGAAGGAGACAGGAGCAAGATTAGAAGTATCCTGCGTGAAGAACTGCTTGCCATCCTGCATCAGCATCATTTTGTTAACCACGCTCTGATCGGTAACAAGCAGATCCGGCTGATTGTTATCAATGGAGCACTGACCGAACATATTCTGAATGAGATAGGCAGTCAGCTGGCGACCAACAGCGGCGTTAGCCCCATACTTAGCGGCCCACCAAGTATAGGTGGTACGATCAATGGAGGCATAAGTGGCGGTATTGGTTCCGCTATCAACATACGCCAGAATACCAACGATATCGTTGGCACCACTAGACGCGGCAAAGAGGTCCGTGCCCATCTTATCCTTAAGAGCCTGTTCCGCGTTCTGGCAGGCAAGGGTCAACTGATTAACCATGGCGTATTTACCACTGTTATTCAAATCCTCAGTACCAGAAATCATCACAGGCACTTGATACATAGCCCAGTTGTAGAAAGCCGCAGTCATATCCTCAACGGGATTCATGTTCAGGGTATCATACCCAGAGAAAGTCTGGGCGGTAGGCTTATCATACAATACCGGCTGCTCGATCTGGTTGCCGCCGTCAAGAATGCGCTTCTTATTACGAAAGCGCACAAACAATGCATTACTATTATAGATATTGTCGACGATGGTGGGCAACAGGTACTTACGAGTTGCAACCGTCGCTTTATCAGTCAGAGGCATTTAAAACTCCTTAATTAATTTAGAAAATACCTGCTTGGAGAATCTGTTGCGCCGCGTCGGTATAGCTGTTGTATACTTGGGGCGGGCCAGCCTGCTTTTTAGCACTCGCTGCCACACCTCGTCCTCGTTTACCGCTTTCAACGTGAGGAGCAACTGGGGTCTGCACAACGGGCTGCGCAACCGGTTGAGATACTTGGGCGGGTCGCTGACTCATGGTAGCACCCTGCTGCCTCCAAGCCTCTGCAATCATCCGGTTAATTGCAACCTCGGGATCTTCCGTTTTTAAGTAGAGCATCCACTGTAGAACGGAATTTTCATCAAAATTTCCATACTTCTGCTTGGCAGCATTCAGGCGATTGTCCAACTGCAGGTCTTCCCACGCCGCCTGTTGCTGCTTAAGCTGTTCCTGCTGATGCAATGCCAAGTTATAAAGCTGCACCATTTCAGGAGATGGCTGCTCCGCTCGCTGTGAAGCCTGCGGAGTTTGCTGCTGTTCATTCAACAGCTCCTGAACAGTCTTCTCCGACTGCTGCGCGACCTGCGTCTGCGTAGCCGGTACATCGTTGATGATCTGCTCATAAAAAACTTTTGCTTTGTCTGGACGCAACTCAAAGAGCTTATCCAAATTATTTACGAAATTGACCTGTGATTGGTGCTGCTGATACCAATTTCCGAACCACTGCAATTTGCGAGTGTAGTCTTCCTGTCGTAGATACCCGTTATTCAATTCCACAATCTGGTCAACGGTTATCTCGTAAGGTTTGCCATTATACTCAAATTGGAAAGTCTCGGGAACCTCAACAACCTCTTCAGCCTGCTCAGGGGTAGATTCGACGGCTTCCTGTTCCGGCTCGTCCGTGTCGGGAATTTCAGTAGAAGTCTCAGCTTCTTTTTCCGGCGTGGTTGCTTCGGACTCAACCCCGGACAAATCCACCAGCGGGCCGGAAAGGTCTACGTCATCACCAAATTCATCTGCAAACGCTTGCAAATCCAGGTCCTGTTGAATGGGAAATTTCACTACTACCTCGTTTATAATTTATTACTCTTGGCAGGAGCAACTATGTTTTTTTTTGACTTTTCTGGAGCTTCCAGAACCAAGAGCCTGCCAGATTCTTTTTTCTCTCCACTTCGGAAGGGGGACTCATCTTCCGCCTCGTCAACAGGCGATTCCCCATCTCCAGTGGAAGGAGAAAGCACGGATACAGATTGTACCCCAGACTTCCTCGCAATAGCCTGGTTGATAAGCTTGGACGCCTGGGTGAGGAGGTCGCCCACTTCCGGGTCAACGGAATTAATAGTCTTGAGTAGACTCACGTTAACACCGCGAAGTTTTTCTACCGACATGTCAGGAGAATCAATATTTTTTGTAGTCTCTTCCAAACTTGCATTGGGTGGCAAGTTGAGAGCTTCTCCCGGCCCTAGCTCATTGGGCTGAGGAGCCGGCTGGATCGGTTGGTTACCTGGCGGGGGAGCCGCGCCCTGTGGACCAAACTGTGGGGGAATAGGGGGCATACCACCCATTGCCATCATTGCCATCGGATCCATAGGCGGCGCACCCATGCCCATAGGCGGCATTCCGGGCGGCATTCCAGGGGGCATTCCGCCGCCCATAGCCATCATCGCCATCGGATCCATAGGCGGCGCACCCATGCCCATAGGTGGCATTCCAGGCGGCATTCCGCCGCCCATAGCCATCATCGCCATCGGATCCATGGGGGGCATCCCACCGCCCATTCCAGGCGGCATTCCGCCCATCGCAGGTGGGGGAGGTGCTGACTGTAGCAGCATCTGTAACATTGCAGGGTCTAGCCCAGGAACCATTTTATTTAAACCTCTCCGGGAGGTGCATTGAATGTGGCGCTCGGCCCGGGGGATGCACCCTCTGAAATTTGTTTGTCTGCTAACATAGACCTACCCGTCCTACGACTCCTGCTGTTATCAGTCTTCGGAGGCGGGCCGCTAATTGTCTGAGTAGGAATCTGGTTGGCGTTATCCGACACATTATCACCCAACCGCTGAAGAACTTCCTCGCGATTTGGCCAATCAGCGGCTTCCAACAACGCCCTTCGGTCAATGGCTTGCAGCTGATATAGTCTGACAGCCTGCTCGAACCTAAGCGCCCTACTAACCGGAAGAGTGGAGCCGGTGCCGATGATAATATCCCAGTCACCGCTAAGCTTACTGCCGTCAAAATTTACCCATTGAACTTTACCATTAGCACCGAGAATGGAAATAACACGGGGCACAGTGTAGTATTGCTTAATGAGCTTAATCATAATCCTGCCCATATCCGCAATACTGCGTTCCATATGTTTAACTTTTAGACGGACCCGTGTGGCAGCAATATCCTGCGCTTCACTAAGGCCGGCACCTGAACGGATACCCCGCGGTACAACACCACCAAGGACATCCGTCACACCCGTAATATTCTGAATGTCGCGCATAATGAGATTAACATTCTCGAATAAATGCGCCGGAAATGGAAGAGGGGCTTCCCTTCGCACTTCCGAACCAGGCTGCTTGGTAATCACCAGGCCCGGCCGATTCGACAGCTTATCTTTATCCACTCTGGAATTGTGGTCGATAATCCAGTAGCCGTTACCCATCAAGTTGATGTTGTCGGCAATCTGACTACGCCGCTTATTCAATTCCTTTTGGAGATCTTTCAAAATCTCCACTTCCCCGAAACCGTAGAAAGGTTCCTCAGGATCGACGTTATCCCTAAACAAGACGAAGGGCCAGTCGGACATCTCATACGGGGCGGGGATGTCCCGCAGGATTACGTTACCGACTTTGGTAACTACTCGCCCATTGGGGTATTTAGGACGGACCGTTTTCTGCACAACCGGCTCAACCGTCCCACCCTCAGACTCCGGCAGCACAGCGGCCACAGTCTCTTCAATTTCCACAACTTCGTCGTCAACGAACCAGCACTCAGTCAAGAAACACTGAGTTTGTTCCATCTGGTTGCTGGGCTGATTAGTGGCCCTGCGCGTATCCGTAATATCTGCCAGGATAGAAGACCCAGTATCCGGGGTAATAAACAAGGCCGGGTCCTCTTGAAAATCAATAACCCCGCCCTTCATGGCCTTCTTATATTTAGGAGCACCCATACCCGGCCGCACATACTTGGCATTTTCCGGGTACATTCTACGAATGTAATCTATGCTCACCCAGTCGCCCTGAATAACAAAGGACGAATCTTCAAAAGATTTGCAATATGGCTCGACCCAAATACTCCAGGGGGAGGGGGTAGATACGTCCAGGTCGCCAACCCCGCCTTCTAGATTAGGGTTCCAAGAGATTTTGACAATCCCTACGCCATAGATAAGTGCAAACCGTAGCGCATCTTGGATAGTGTAAAGAACACCTCTCCGGCGCCAAACCGTATCCAGGATAGCAGAAATCGTGTCGATATAAACTTCTTGTGACGGGTCCGAAGGCAACAAATTGACCTTGGGTTTGTGGTCCGTCATTGTGGCCACAACGGCTTCAATTGTAGCCAACGTCATATTAATTACTAGGCAAGCTTGCCAAGAACGCTTAAAGTTGGGCCACTGCTTGCCCTTATAAAATTCGTAGAAACGCTTCCAGTCCTTATCGAACTTGGAACGATAGAGCTGTGCTGGTCCCCATAACTCTTTATCGATATAGCGGGAAATCTTCGCCCACTCTTCCAGCTTTTGCTCCTCGGGGCTGGCCACCTCTACCCAATTACTAGGGTCTTCAAACGCAGCCAACGCCCGATTCATCGTATCGAGACTCACTTATAAGAACCCGTATCCGCCTTGCGTTCGCACATTTCCTTCATCGCCCTCCGCGCCCGCTGCATATCCTCAGGATTGCCCTCAAGCAGGTTATGCTTTCGCATATAATTTTTGAGTTCAGTGCGGTTGTTAAAGCCCTTCTTAAGGCCAAGGCTCTCTGAATAATCTTGCCTCTCAATATACTCAACCGAAAAGAACGGAGCAGAGTACTGCCTGTTGGCGGTTTTTCCACACTCGCAAGTAACAAAAGAAGGGCGATTAGAAATGGAAGAATAATGTTCACTGCGGTGCCCGTCTTCACACTCGTACTCATAAATGGGCATTATATAATCTCCAGAGGATCAATCTTGGTTTTTAAACTCTTGAGTGGATCTGCCAATTTGCCGCGAGCCTTTGTCATAATGAAATGTTCCTGACTAATTTGAAGGGAATCCTTAAAGGGTTCGGCTTTTATTGGAAGATACGGTCTTAATTTTTCTACTAGCTCTTTTTCAAGCTCGAAAAAAAATTTCTCAAGTTGAGATACTTGACGATCCCATCAATGAGGAATCCAAGGATGAAATCCCTAGGAAGGAAAGAGGGCCAATCCAGCCCCCCGGGCGCGTCCAGAATCGCACCAATTTCCTTGATCACCTGGGCCTTTTTCTGAGCACCAGTAGCATTAGGATCCTCTGCCCCGATAATCAGGGGGAAAAGGACAAAAACAATTTGCAAGATATCGTTCAACATTTTTTTCTCTCCACTTATAGTTATTTCTTTAGTGAAGTTTTTTCTCGTTTACTCGGATTTAAGCTTATAGGAAAGCTTAATCTCCGCAGCCTCTAGGTCAACTTCTTCGTAGTTCAGGTTACAGGCCAGCTGCCTGTTATTCATAAACAGTTTGACCAATGACCATCTAGCTGGTTCACCATCTTTTACGGCACTTACTTTGCCACTATGTGCAAACAACTTAAATCTATGTACCTTCGAAACTTCTTCGGAGGTGCCGGGCATTTTAACAGTGCCCAGCCCCCAATTTACATAAAGACGTTCAGGGGCAGGGTATTTGCCGGAGAACCAAGAGACGATAGTTTCTAGGTCTTCTTGGCTCCTTGCCACCACACACCCCATACTCCCGGGGCTGACATCTCTGTTTGCGTCTAAATGAATTCCGAAAGCAGACCGGCGTGTAATATTCCCTGCCGCAGGCTCGATGCTAACCCAAACAGGACCAAGCCCAGGCCCGAAAGTAGCAGAATAATTTCCCTTTTTTCCTGCCCACTCAAGCTTCCCCAGGTCATATATGCCTTCTTCAATAGGTGCATAATTCGTGGGCATACCCTTTCCGGCCTGAAGAAACGTCTGGTTCCAACCCTGCCCAGAGTTAACTACTAACGAACCTAGCTTTTTATTACTGGAAGAAAAAAGGGACAGTGTGAGAGGGACTAGTCCCTCAGTGGCCGACTGAGTTTTCTTCTCCAACGTCAGATAAAACATGATGCTTCCTAGTTAATTCAATGATTTTTTTACGTTTTTCGTCTACGCCGTTGCGCGAGTACATGTCTTGCAGAATGATAGTTTGAGTTTCAAGGCGCTCATTCATGCTGTGCAATTTATCATTCATACTGCGCAGCTCTTCCACAATATGCTCCATTCCACTGACAGCAGCCGGAATGAAACTAGTCATCAACACACTCTGCTGCTTAAAAATAAACCAGAAAATTAGGCAAAGAAATGGAATGAAGAGGATGAGTAGTACAAGGGAAATCCCGCCGACGCCACTACTAAGCAACAGCTGCCATAGTTCAAAAGATACTTCCGGCATCCTTCTCTCCTAAAGAATTAATTTTATCACTGATTATAGAAATATTATCCACCTTCACACGCTCGCCTTTTCGGATACTTTCCACGACCGGGAACACGGCGGCCTTGTCCTCGGGCGTGGCGCTGTCCAGGTAAAGCAACTCGCGCACGGTATCCAGGTCCGGGGAGGGCGGGAGTGTTGTGACGGTCGCGGGTTTATCCCGATGGCGCTGCTCGTGGCTCAGATTGCCATCAGGCTCCTGAACCACCCAGGTTTCGGTGCCGTCCGGGTTTTGCTGGGCGGCCAGCACTGTGCGAAGTTCCATTTTAGGCTCCCGTCCTGATCAGTCGGGCGAGCACAATCCTGCCAGTATAACTCGACGCGGAGGCGTTTTTGCTCGCCATCTTTAGTTGAATGTTGTGCGCTGAATATCCGGCCAACGTCAAGCCAGAAATCGTAACGATGTTGTTGTAAGTAGTGGCGGCGTTGTAGGTATCGACATTGCCCCGGTCTACCAGATCCACCAGGCAATGGATTTTTCCGCACCCTGAACGGAACTCCACCAGCGCGTCCAGCCGGTAAGTTCCTGGGCGCAGAACTTGTCCTGTTTCAGTTACCCAGGCAAGCAAATCATCCCGAGTACCGCTGGAGGCATAGTGATAATAGTGAGCGTCCTGGCTGCTTGTCGTGATGGTCCAAGATCCGCCTGGTTGGGCGAACAGGGGCCACAGCAGTGCGACTTCTGGAGCCAGGTCCTGAGTCAGGGTTGCCGTGATAGAAGTCATCCTAATTTGGATGTGCTGGATGTCCCCGGTGTAGTTGGTGCTAGAGGCGTTCTTGGTCGCCATTGTCAACACAACTGTGTGCATCCCGGTGTAGGTCAGTGTGCCGGTGAGCGTTGTGTCCAACACGTTGTTGGCGGTTACGGCGGCGTAGCCGTCGATAGTGCCAATGGAATTCCCGTCAACTGTAACGGAGTAGATTCCATTGGCAGAAGTTTGTCTATGCAACAACGCCAGAGTGAAGGCCCCAGCAGGAGCCCAGAAGCTAAACGTCCGCGCAGCATTTTGCGCCCCGCTGGAAACCATGCGAGCGGCAAATGCCTGGGCCGTGTTGATCGAAACCGTACTCCAGTTTGTATTCGAGTTGGCAAACAGAACCGAGACATTATACACCGAAGGCATGTTGCTCGGAGAAACGAGAGCAGATCCGGCATCCTGTTTGATGAGCTGAACGTGGATCAACTGCAACGTATAGCTAGACGAGGAGGCGTTTTTGCCGTTCTTGGTGAGCCGGATCGTGTGGGATCCTTCTGTCACTGTGAACTCCGCCGAAGTCCACTTTGAGTTGACGACAGATCCGGCGGTGTAGCAATCCATCGTGTCGATCACGGCACCGCCGTCTACTGTCAAGTCCGCCTTGCCCTGGTTGGAGCCCGTGACCGTAACGGCTACAACCTTGTAGTCCCCCGCCGGAACTTTCAGAGTCCATTCAATATAGTCTGAATCGTTATTGACATCCGTAGCAACCGTGGAGCCGAAAATACAGGTGGCGCTGGCCGTGTGCGTAGCCCACCCGGAATTCGCCGTGGCCATCTGGGGGAACAGGTCATACACGCGCTGCGAGTAGAACGTGTCATCCGCATCCCCCGCGTCCAGACATAAACTGAGTGGCGTCGGCAGCCCTGGAATCATACCAGATACACGTATCCCAAGTTCTCACCGTTGGCCGTTACGTCAACGTAAATTTTGCTCAAATTGTCGATCCAGATCCATCCTGAGTCCTTGCCGGCTGGAATCAACGCTCCGTTCACGGTCGCGGCCGGAATGTCGATGGCCGATGAGAAGCCCCACACGGCCGGACCCGTATTACCGGACGGATTACTGATTTTTACCAAGCGACAGGCTGTCGAAGCAGCCAGCGTTTCAGGAGTCCCGGCTGTAGCAATTTCCTTCGTACCATTCCCCCCTGCAGTTGGTGTTGTATTTGGCCCGCTGGTGGAAGAAATGATCAAATTGCCAGAAGTATCTGTCCTGACGTTTTTAATTTCGTCATTAGAATCCAACCCAATGAGGGTTCGCTGACTGTTATAGTCCTGGCGAGAAACTTCGTCTGCCATTTAAATCTCCTTACGGGGTCAGCAACGTCATATTTAGGATGACTCCACGAATCGTGGTAACCGCAGTGTTTTTGGTAGCCAACAAAATCTCAATACTGGGAAACGCCTTAGCCGTGGAAAAGGTGGTCGGAGAAGTAATAGTATACACCAAGCGATGATTACCCACGGCGAGGCGTTCGGCAGTAGTGTCGTGCGCCGTGTCATACGTCCCGGTCAAGGCGGTTGCAGTATTGCCAGCAGCAGCATGAGCAACGCTTGCGCAAGCAACGGTGATGTCCTCAATCGCTGCGGTGGCGACGGTGTAATCCACGGTCACGCTGTTCAACTTCCAACCACGCTCGGCTACAATATAGTTGACAATGGGAACTTCATAATTGAAGTAAGTATCTTCGTCACCATCCCCAGTGGAAACAAGGGTCATGCTGTTGGCCCCGGCGCGAGTCACAACAGGGTCGGGAGCAGTACCGGTACGTGCCAGCAAGTGCAGCGGAACAGCAATTTCCACATTTACATGATCAAGAACAACATCATTGCCCAATCCGGCAATACGGTTACGAAGACTCTGATAGGGGTTAGCCATTTAATTTTAACTCCTTTAAGGTTAAGGTCCAACGATCTTCCGAAGGAAGTTGAAGAATATACCTCTCGAAGTGTTCGAAAGAATATATCCTTTTAAGATTTGAATGTGAGAAAGTATCGTCCAGCGCTCGGTTAAAGGGCTGGTCATACACGCACGTTCTAATATCGTGCAAAGCCAAGCAAGTGCAAAGTTCAGGGTAGTCCTCTAAATGAACATCACTCATCAACTCTTGAATGATAGCCAGTTTTTGCTCAGGCAGGTCTACCCTAAACACTCCTTTGATTTTTGGGAAGTGTTTTTGCACATACTTCTGTGTCTGTTTATGTACTATTTCGGGGCGAGCCGTAACCACATACATATCAAAAATACTCCCCAACCTATCAACGAAACTTTCAGCGCCAGGCGTCGGAAGTATTTTTTCGTAAAATTTAGCGGTGCGTATTAGTGTATGTAGCCAGTCCTGGTCTTCAGGAAGAACAAGGTCCCCCAATTGATAATTGTTCAGCTGGGAGGTCTTTATCTCGTTTCCATATTTCTTCGAGATAATCTCACAAAACAATTTGGGTAAGTCAGCAAGAACTCCATCCAGGTCAAGAGTAATAATCATGCTTACTTTTTCTTCTTTGATTTGTTCTTATCCTGCCACCGTGTGAAGGCCATTTCGTATACCTCCTGGGGGTCATACTTAACATTATTCTTCGCAGCCAAATCCTGCACCAATTTCATTGCCTGATCCAACCAGGCCTGATATTCGGCTTCTTTATTGGCAATGTCTCCTCGCCCCTGTCCACGGAAAGAATCTGCAGAAAGAGTCTGAGCAGACTGCCTCAGATAACGGGCAAGGGCCTCCTCATTGTTGACAGGGCCCACTTTCTCCATATCAACATCGAAGGGAAAGGCCCGATATTTGCCCCCGGCAATAGAGGTAGGGGGCTTGACATTCTGCCAGTCGGCCACATTACTGAAAAAGTCTGGGCTTTCCTCTCCGCGCATACCCTCGTTGCCGGCATACAAACCAGCTCCCACCAGCCCGGCCAAAAGCCCGCCACCTACCCATTTACCTTTGCCACCCTTTTTACCTTTGGCGGCCTTTCCACCTAGACCAAAGTCGGCATCCCCAAATCCGAAATCCGAGTCGTCAGACTTTGGAGATTTAGAGGGAACCTTACCGGGTTTAGGAGTAGATTTGGGTTGTAAAGGAGACACATTTCCAACCACACCCGGTACACCCGCGTTCTTAACAGGGACCAAGCTCAGAGACTCTTTGCCGGCGGAAGCTCCGCCGACCGCAGGACTTGGAACTAGACTGAATTCTGCGTCGATAACAGAAGACAAGTCCTCCTTTTTTGGTGCAACTCCATCCCCAAAAAGAATAGAAGGTCCTTCATCCAAATCCCCGAAGCCGCGCACAAGCAACTCTTCCTTATGGCGAGTAGGTCCAACATTGGGCCCGGGCCCCCTCTCCGGCGCCAGGTTGGCCAAATATTCCTGGCTGGAAAGCAAGTTCTCCCCATCGGCAGACTTGGGCTTAGATTTTCCCTTCTTGCCCGGGTCACTAATAAGTGATTTAGTTTTCGGAGGGGGTGCCCCTTCCCGGAACTGCTCAGACTTCGGGCCCGAGAAAAAGTCAAAATCGTTGGCCCCCAACAACCCGGGTTCACTAGCTCTGGCCACGGGGCTGGCACTCATAATGGCACCGCTCATTTCAAGGGGCGCGTTGGTAGGGTCCCCTGCTCGAAGAGGCCTCTCCAAGTATCCCATATTATCCCGCACATTCATATCCCTAACAAGACCGGGAATAAGTGGAGCAGAAGACCATTCATTACCAACACTGCCAGCAAAATCCAATAGTGCGGCGCGTTCTGCAGCGGCGGCGTTGCGATCAGCCCGCATACCGCGCAGGTTCTCGGAAATGTGCCTGCCCTCTGGGGCAGAATGCTCATACCATCCTTGCCACCATTGGCTAGGCCCAGAAGGCTCCATCAAATTCATTGTGGGATTCAGCCCACCCAGATCCCCGGCCGGGGGGCTAGGTAGCAGGCTTTTCAAAAACTTCATAAAATCTTGCTTAGGCATTCCAATAGCTCCCATACTCTAATCTACGTTGAACGGCGTCCATCGCAGGATCTTCTGCGGCCGGATCTGGGTAAAAACTTGAACCACGACTAAAATAATCTGGCGAGTTGTATACGGGCTCGGGCTTAAACATATCTTCCCCAAACGGTATCCCTAGCAACCAATCTGCAGTTGGGGAAGCCTGCCTCGCACCAGAAATCGCCAAGTTTTGTGTCAAATCTTGTAGGCCTTCCCTGCCAGCTGCCTTGCCGAAATTAACCAAGGACATCGGCTTAGTCCCCAATGCCGTCAGCCCGCCTGAGCCGGCGGACGCAAGGATGGAAGCAAGGATAGGATTTACCCCGGCCTCTTGCATTTGTTCGGTGGCTCCACCATACCCACGCATATTCTTGGCAAATCTGCCGCCCTTGAGAGCAAGCTTTGTGGCCATAGCTGCGTCACCCGCATAAGGAATGGCCGCCACTCCAGACAAGCCGGCATTTGCTAGAGGACCTTTCCAATCTCCCCCGGTCACCGCACCGAGCCCGGCTTCAGACAAATAAAGCCCGGCATTAATCAAATCCGGGATTGCGCCTATTTTGGGAACCATTCCGGCATAATCCAAGCCGGTATGCAGCCAATCGGGAAGTAGCCCCATCTCTAATATTTCATCCAATCATCAGAATTACTTTTGGAGCGGTTCCTGAAAGATTTCATAACCGCCTTACCACCAGCGAATACAAGCCCATCATCCATATCAAATGTTCCGTCCGCATAACTCATCCCCACCACTTCAGTGGAAACTTGCTCTGCCCCCATAAGCGCCAAGCCCAGAGCCATCAAGAGGTCGTCGTGTGCGCCGGCTGCAGCCTTGATACCGCCTTTGGCATCCCTCACGAAAGTGGTCATTTCTTTAAGCAGCTTTTTAGAGCGTATCTTAATACGCCCCTCATTGACAGCAGTAAGCAGCTTTTGCAACAGAACGGACTTCGATTTCTTGTTGGTATCGAACCCCAAAAATTCGCTTATCTTAATACCACGCCTATCTACCCTGTCGTAGTATCCGATGTTAGGATAGATAGACTTCAATTTGTAAACCGTGGTAGCACCCAAACTAGCCTCGGGCATAGCCAGAGCATAGTTATAAATTCTTCCTAATGCGGCAATCTCATATGCCAGTGTTTCAGGAGAGATCCTTTTATGGAATTCGGCAACCTGCTCAAACTCCTCATTCGGCAACACCTTCAATACCTGTATCGCCGCGTAATCCAAACGTATGCTGCGCTCAGCCTTCTTGCGCTCGGCCTCTGATAAACCATTCAGCACTTCCGACTGCGCCCCGCAGGGGTCAGCGCCAATAACGTAAGTGGCCCCGGCCTGCGGCATTTCCCAAATGGTCAAAGTCCCATTAGGATCTTTCCTAAACACGGGATTTCTTCCACTCCTGTCTAATTCCCCAACCGTGCCTCGTGGATACTCATACTCAATTTTAGCAGCATATTTGCGAATGTTATCTTTGGCAAAGACGGAATCACCCTGCAACAGAAAACAGTCCTCGGCGGTGGGTGCATATTCCTGTAAGAAAAGGGTAAGGCTGCCAGAGCACTTATTCTTGATAGTTCTTCTGACCCAGGAGATCTGCCCAAAAGACAAACCAAACGAGGTGATCCACTGTCTTTCGTAATCTGCAAGCGTCTCAATAATATGGGCTTCTTCTGCCGGAGTTAAATTCTTATCCTCATATTCTTCATGTACCCAGAATGGAATGAAGAGTGGGTACCAGTCAGAAGAGTCCTCCGACACCTTGGCGTCTTGCCACATCTCATAGAAATAGCCCTGGGCACCATTAGCGGTCGTCTCAATAGTAATTGAAGTATCGGGCACATCGGCCACAGCCTGATTAATGGAAAGAAGGGTTTTTTCTGCTTGGGGCCACATTGCAAACTCTGTGAGGTGCGCGTGGTCCACGGTATGCGAACGGCAAGCATTTTCATTCTCGCCGGAGTCTGTGTAAATCTTAGAGTCTAGTCCGGGGGAGTGAAGTCTCTTCCTATCGTCCGGGTTAGCGAAGTGAATAAAACTCTTAGTATTGTTCCTGTACATCGGCTGCAGCCACTTAGGCAACTGCGCGTGGTGATACTTGATTTGATCTAAGAACTTAGCTGCCGAATCCTCTTTGTTCAAGGAAATAGTAAAGCAGTTAATTCCAGGAGCCGTCACAGCTCGCACCAGCTGAAGTGCAGTGGCCAAAGTAGACATGCCCAGCTGACGCGCCTTCAAAATCAAGATACGCACGGGGCGATTTTGCCGACGCATTCGCTGCATGCAATCATATGCGTACAGCTGCGCCACGTTCAGGTGGAAGGGAACTTCCTTACCCAGACTCTTGTCTTTAGGCCTGACCTTAAAACAGGACTCAATCAAAAGCATCGGGTCCCTGGCAATCTCCTGAAGCACAAGCTGTGCTTCTTCGATGTTAGAAGGTCTAAGGATTTGTTCTCTAGTTACCTTCAACTTGGGACGCTCGCTTCACTAACAATTCTAACCTAGAATCAAAGACCTGTCTGACAGGTATGTTCTCCGGCTCATAGACCCTACCAGAAGTCCCCTTCGACAACAAAGATTCCGCAGAAATATTGTCTATCTCAATCCTGTCAGGGGCCTTTGCGATTGTGCCTAGTGCCTGCAGGTTCTTCACAAGCATCTCATTCTCTCTTTGAATTTGAGAAATCGCAGCAATCTGAACCTTGGGATCCGTGGCCGTGTGTTTAATCACACTCAAATCATTTACATTCTGGTAATACTGTTTAATCAACCTATTGGACAGAACTTCCCCACGGCTCTGAATAGGGACTTCCAGCAGAGGCTCAACCTCGCTGTCCACCTGCTCGGCAATGGAGTAAACCTCCTGCAGATCCACAGCTGCCAAGATGGCAATTTCTTCAGGCGTAAAGCATTCTAGCTTGTGGCGCTGAATCTTGGCTACCTTATTCTTTTCTTCGGCGTATTTCTGCGCCTTGTAGTGGAGAAGACAATATCCCTTATAGGTTGGTCTTCCCACCTCCCCGCAACCCGGTTCTTTGCAGCGGAGATCTGCGAGGGGTTTACTCATAAAGGAATCTACGCACGTCTTCCAATTTTCTAGCGTATGCCTGGCCAGGCGACGACCACACTACGTCCACGGCCTGAATAACCCCAACGACTTCATCGTTGTTGTTATACAGCGGGGCGCCACTATCCCCCGGATAGACTGAGAGATCAACCAGGTAGTGTGTATCCGTGGTATTGGAGATGTTGCCGTACTTGAGGGAAAAAGGGTGACTACATCCAGAGCCTATTGTATATACGTTATCCCCAACAACGGGCCCGCTATTCGCTATTCGCGAAAAAACAACACCGGGTCTATTGCAAGAAAGAAGAGCCAGGTCCAACTCTTTGTCCGTCTTCTTCACCATTTCAATCTCCAACTTGTCGGAGTTGAAATACCTGACGTAAACAAAGGTCGAGTCACCTACTACGTGCTGTGCGGTAAGAATGCTCCCGTCCAAAATAACCCCGCTGCCTTGCGACTCTTGGGTCTGGTCCCAAATAACTACGTTTCTGCTGCGGGAGTCTGGGTTGGCCTCTGAAATTGAAAAGATTGTCGCCAACAACAAAATGATAATGCAAATTTTTCTCAAGAAACACCGCCATAAAAAAATGGACCCGTATTTCTACGGGTCCGGGACCTCACCTGCCGAGTGACTCACAGCCTATGCTTGTATCTTCGGAGGACTAGATTGTGAGCAGCAACCACTCGGGCCCTGAACTTACCAACTACTCCAGAATGGCCAGGACATCCCCGTCCTGAACTAAATGGAAGACCTTACCGTTTTTCCTGATTACATTGGTTGCCGAAAACTCGTGGTAGAGAACATGGTCTCCAACACTTACCGACATCTCTCGGCGGATGCCAGAATCGAGCAACCTGCCAGGACCAACTTTGACAACGACACCCTCCAACACATTCTCATATTGTTTGGAGGCCAGATAGATACCGCCCACGGTCTTCGTTTCGCCGTCCAGCTGTTCGATGATCACATGGTTCTCAGTAGGGTTAGCATTCATTTGCGTTTGCGTAACTTGTTCTAGCATACCTATCTATTCGACGACCCCCAGAATATTCCTGCTGGTGGAGGTGGAGAGAATCGAACTCTCGTCACGGGAACTGCGCTTCGGCCCTAACCCATTCTAAACCTTTCACCCCCGTCAACGGTTCTTATTCGTCCACCCGTCGAAATTTCCTGCTTTGGATTGGGATTTGGGTGCAGGATTCCTGTGCAGCAATCCACCTTCTCCCCATCCTGGATTAAACGGTGGCGTGGCCTGAATACCCTGATTCATACTCCAATCGGCCGGGGGTGGGGGAGTGGTCATCGAAGACCACATAGCCTGCATCGGGTCAGAGCCCTGAATGCGCCGGGCTACTGCACCCATAGCATCAGGAATAGCTGAGAGGCTGGCCCATGCACCCTGACCAATATCTCCGGCGCCCAGTGCATCGCCAAACGGAACTGAAGGGGCATACCCCGCATAATTCAATAACCCCGTTGTAGGATTTTCACCAAATTGTTGAAGATTGCCCGACTGAAATTGGTCGGGCGTGGTATCCAGACCGCTTGGTGTCAGGCCGCCCGCCCCGAGCTGAGAAAAATCACTGGCATGCATGGCCGAGTTCAAATCAGTTCCAGTTGCCATCTTCCAAATCACATTTGGGTTAAACTCACTAGCAGCCATCCCTCCGCCAACCTCCCGCTGGAGATTAGAGAAGGCTTTAGCAACCGCCATCCTGTATGCGTTGTGATCGCCGGTCTGCATCGCGGCGTGGTAAGAAGGGTCGTTGCGCAGCCAGAACCGCAAACGTTCGGCCGCGTATTGCTGCATATTAGGTCCCACTTGTTCCCCTATTCCTGTCTAAAGAATTAAGCTTTGCCAGCTGCTGTCGGTCTTCCAACAGCGCCAGCTTGTTAAAAAAATTACTCGCCTTAAGGAAAGTCAAGCCCGCAATATCCGCATCACCACTAGAGAGAGCCCCTCCATACTTCTGGAGATAGTCCATGGCCTTATGAAGAAAAACTTGTTTTCTCTGCTCTACTGTGCTACCACAGGACTGACAATCCCTGCCGGTTTCTTTCTCCAAGCACTTGGCACACCCGGCCGGTTCCCGCATAAAAAAGATATCAAACATTAATTTACTCCTCCGAGATTTTCAAGCACAAATTTGGCGGCGGCTACAATGCCGTCCTCTCGCCTATTTCTGTGCATCACATACAACTCCTTCAGGACATTAGAAGCTGCTATGATTTCCTCCGCCTCGTCTGGGGTAAACTCCAGAAGCATCCTCTCGGAAGCTACCCGCTTGGGCATCTGACCCCTTGTGATCAAGAGATCCCTCATCCGATCAGCCGCTCTGAACCTTTCTGTGAGGAGGTCTTCTCCTGCGAGCTGAACGTGTTCTTCTGGGTGATCTTGTATTCTACTTTGTGCTTCTTCCGCAGATTCTCCAAACACGTAAGCAGAAGATCTCGCGGCTTGTCCTCTAAATTGCACAGGTCCGCAGTTATATACGGAGCCTCTTTGGTGCTCGAACTCGGAATAGATTCCTCCAGGTCCATCTCCTCTTCCTCTTCCTCCGAATCCAAATCTCCAATCATCTTTGGGATTACACTCCTGGCAATATTCTGCAGGTCCCTCATCCCACGGAAGGAGGACTCCTCTTTCATCGGGCCCGCCCCTAGTTTGATAATTTGAACTCTTTTCATTTCTCCACTCCATTATAGATGCAACCACCCGTCTCTATTCCGGGACTTATTGCGGTATTTTCTAAGCATTTCATAGTCGTGCTCTTCTTGCTCAACATCGTGTATATTGTGCAGCCACCGATCCAGATCAAAGTTGTTTTCGTCACTATCTTCCATCTCGACCTCGTTATCGTCGGGAGGCGCCGAAACTACAATTTCTTTTGGACCGCTTGTTGGGAAAACTCTAGCCATACTCGGCAGATAAGGAGTCATGCGCCAACTGAGATAGAATCCCAGCAAAAAAGAGAACAAACTAATTAGTGAACCAGCCACATACTCCATTTACTTGTAATCCTTGTTTTTCCTCAGATACGTGTAATCAAATGGCTCGTTGTTCGCCAGCCTGAGGAGGATGTCGGGAGGTACAGAAACTTCTCTATACTGTATCTTCTTGATACGGCGGTATTTCAATACGGGGTATTCTTCCTTGCGCTCGTTCCGCCGCTCCCCGTAGATGTACTTATTGGCTTCTTTCATCAACTCTGCAGCCGACAGGTTATGGAGTTCTTCCTCGGGGATGAAATCAGACATTTCTCTTCCAATAATATTTGGGTCACTCAACTTCTTTTTTCTCGTTTAACTTTTTAAGTTCGGGGGAATATACAGCCGACATAACGTCATCCAACCCATGTATACCTGAGAACAACCCGGATACGTCCCACCCGTAGCCCCCAGACTCCAACTTTACCCTTTCCAACCAGTATACCTCCCCAGAATATTCAAACATCTCTTTCCAGGTAACACTTTTTTTACCAAGCGACTGCCATTTCAAATACGTCTCCAAGGTAAGCAAGACCGCTCTCGTTTTAACAGGACCTTCTAGCCCCCTGAAGTTTACCATGATGTATGCTTCCGCACCTGCATAAAACGCCTTAGATAGCCCGGAAATTTGATGGGGCTTAACGGAGGACAGTGGCCATCTCTTCTCCCCATTCACCGCTTTGTATTCAAGAGCCACCACCTTGGTAGTATACTCACACCCATCATCACACATCGCCCAGGCCACTGCGTCAAAAGGCTTCTTGTGTGTAAACTTGGTAGTAGTAGTAAACGGATCGTCTTGAATCCTCAAATAGAACAATGAGAATTCTTTACAATACTGCTTAAAGGAAGCAGTCATTTCAGATGTAAAAATTTTTTCAGGCTTCAATCTTCTCTTCTCCACACCCTGGTAATAATCTCCCTAGTCTCTGGTTGATTATTGCGGGGCTTACGTTTAAAATCTTGGAGACTAAGCATCAATGCATCATCTCCCTTACACAGAATGTCCAGTATAGCCCTCACAGCCTTCATGCGCACTCTGTGTATAGATTTAGCAGGTATGTTATATCCACTGCCAATAGTAGCATCTGTCGCACCCCACAAATAGTACTCAGACATAATCACCTTGAAGTAGGGAGGCAGCTGCTTCCAGACAAGAGACAAGTCAACCAACAAGTCAAGTAGAAAGGTGGAATGCCTAACCTGGTACACTTTGGCATCACTAGAACCCAGACTCTTAAAACTATTTTTGGGAGTTAGGGTAGAAGAAAGGAGAAACGGGAGTCGGCGTAGAAGTTGTTTAACCTCATGCTCAGAATAGTATACGTTGTAGGAGGACGGTTTGTTAGACACGCTTTACCCCAAAGAATGGCTTAAAGACAACTGGTGTATTCGCTACACCTGGAAAGGAGAAGGCAACAACAGCAACGGCGGAGTAGAGAGTCAAGTGATTGGTATTCAAGACTTTATCTCCTCCAAGTCCAAAGAACTGGTCGCCAAATCAGAGCAAGGCTTTGCGGCCTGGTATGGACCAGGGATCAGAGATAGTGCCGGCACCTGTATTGGTGCTACAGCTATCTTCCTGGATCTAGATTCTGAAAAAAGCGGAATCGCTAAGTCAGATGCTTTTGAAGGAATTCGCAATCTTTCGCCTCCACCAAGTCTTGTAGTTTTTTCTGGCAGGGGATTCCATTTGTATTGGTTATTATCCTCTTTTTGTAGTGATATTTCCCGCCTGAAAAGAATTACCAATGGACTGGCCATTCAATTTCCAAAAAAGCTACAAGATGCCCTAGACAAAAAGAATCTCAGTGAGGGGCCCGCCTTCGGCCTTAGACTAGTTGGATCTAAGAACTGGAAGAACGGGTTCCCGATTGAGGTGGTCATCACCAATGTGGAAAAAGATTCAAACGGAAAGGTGGCAAGATACGCTTTAGAGGATCTGCCGGAGAAAGAGGAGCGCGGAGCCAAGAAAACCCAGGACGGCGGGCAACTAAATCCCAAGGCAATCAAAGACGTTTTCCTGCACTACTTCCCGGATTTGGACGTGACCTCGGACCAGCAATACATGTGCTGTCCCTTTCATGACGATGACACCCCGTCCTTCAGCTTCAGCCTGGAGAGTGGGAAGTGGACTTGTCACTCTCCCAAGCACCAAGGTCCCCCACAAGGCGGCGTAATCAGCTTCTACGCCATGATGGAAAAGAAGAGCATCTCTGAGGCTAAGAAGGATCTAAAGATGTTCTCGACTTCCTCAGACAAGGACGCCATCAGAGATCAAATCAAGGCTATTTTAGAGGAGCGGTTTCTGCCTCTGTATCGACAGGGCAACTCTCACATGGTGGGAATGTGCCGAGCGACACAGGAGCTGGTAACCGTCGACCTCTCAAGTAACGAAACCGGATTCCTGACAGATATGGCTCTGGCGATGGGGGGCTCAGTCCTGCACATCCTAGAAGAATACATTCCGGCAGATATGATGCAGATGCTGAACATCGGCGGGGCGCTGAGAGACATCTCCCTGGACATCTTCGTAAACTTGCCAAAAGACAAGAGCTTTCAAATCATTGCCAGCGGGGTTCATCACATAGAAACAAAACAAGCAGGTTGGAAAACCTTCTTAGTGGACGGAGAAGACTTTTACGAAAACAAAAATATGGTCTGGGAAAAGATCCAAATGGATGGTCCTGCTTACGGGGAAATCATACCCAAATTTGGTCAAAATAATTTTTACCCCTTCTGGGACCATGACCGGTTTGGAAAAATTCCTAAGCCCAAAGAAGTCTGGGAAACCCTCTTTCCTCTCCTCAAGGAGAACTGGATCTGGGCGGAGGAAGTTTATCCCTACCTCATAGCGCTCTTCACCATGTATGTGTGGTATCATCAATGGTTCGGCCGCCCCCTGGAAATGTTCGTATGCGGAGAAACCGCTACAGGAAAGAGCGCAATCAACGAGGCCTGGTTCGCAGGAACACGCGATTTTTCCATCCCCGTAATCTCTGGTGTTAAAACGTTCAAGTCTAGCTCTCTGGCCGGCTTTTACCAGGATGTTTCCAACATGAGTCGGCTATTGAGTCTAGACGAAATCTACGATAGCAAGAATCCAGCGGCGCACCAACTTATGGAAGCCCTCCGTAACATGGATGCCAAAGATTTTGCCATCAAGCGCGGCACCCCCAATGGAAAAATGATTCAGTATAATATTAGGATGCCGGTTGTATGGTCGGCAATCAAACCGCCGGAACTAGAGCAGGACCTGAACCGCAAGATCATGATCTACATGAAAAAGACTAAGGGTGCCCAGGATCCGTGGGACAGAATCTGGATGAAGGGAACGGACCCCGAAGTCTTCTACAGGATGCAGGCTGCTCTTCCACTCTACCTCCTACCCTACCAACAAGAGGTGATGACGGCAAGAGATGAGCTGGCGAAGACATTCCTGCGCAGCGGGAAAGTGCCCTTTCGCAGGGCGGCTATGTTGATGCCGCTTCTGCAGATAGCCAAAGTAGTGGGTTTGGATACTGACCACTTGGCGGAACTGCTAACAGAGCGAGCAGTCGTCGAAGAAAAGCAGACTTCTACTGAAACCCTGGATAAAGAACTGCTTGCTTTCCTTCTGGATCACAAATTCTCTGAGGATAACGACTACGGTGGATCGCAGACCTCGCTTATCCGCAGGGTCGCCTATCACACGGACCTTTCCCTACCCAACTACGGCATCTACTACCGGGGGGATGAGGGAGAGATCTGGTTGCAGGGCTCGATGCTAGTAAACAACCTGCTATCCAAGTATGCCAATTTCAGAGACATCAACATGTCGAGATTGACCACACTGCTCAAGTCACAACCCTATTATAAGGAAACCGCAAACAGGTGGATTGGTGGAGAGGCTGGAACGCGCAGAGTCCATGTCATTGATACCACTAAACTACTGGATTCTTTGTCCATTGAAATCAACGAAGACGAGGCATTGCAAAATCTTGGCTAGATGTTCACCTGAAATGGCTAAAAAAATCGTGTTCCTTTTGTGGAACTGCCCGACTGCACAAAATCAGTTCGTTAAGCTGCTGGAGGGGGAGCTTCCCCACGAGGCGCTTTCCCCTAACTCCACATATAAGCGGTTCAAAAAAACTCGCAAGGTCATGAAAGAGAGGAAAAACAATAGTTGGTTGGATGAGCTAATTCTGGGGTGTCAAGAAGATGCTAGAAATAGAGACTAAAGTAAAAAACTGGTTGGCTGGTAAACAGATACTACGGAGAGACGACATCTTACATCCAGTTGACTTAGGCCGCCCGCCCAGAATCAAGGCTGACATTATTACACAGTTCATCAAGAGAACGGGCTACACTCCTGGACAGGGATTCGCGGCGCAGCCCGCTCGCACCCCACTAGAATGGAATACAGCACGGAAGATAGAGTGCCTGTCCTGGCTTTTGACAGACAACAAACCATATACAGAAGACGAAGTGGCTCACTACCGAATCAACCACTTCTGGGAGCGTAGGCTGGGGGTAGGGCTTTGGCTCTTCCCCAGCCTGCACCCCTACCCCGAGCTGCACAGGCTAGAGAGTGAAAAAGAGTGTCTGGATAAAGAGAGCCTGGAGGAATATCTACAAGAAATGAACCCTCTCGTAGAGCTGGCCCTCGAAGAAAGAAGGGTTCTTGGGTTGCCCGGACTCATCTCCTGCATATTAGTGTGGAGACAAAGGCTAGAACAAAAATGGAGAGAGGAATGGGTTGTTGCCTCAGGAGTGGATGTTGTACAAGATGTACAATGCCACAAATGTAGGCAACTCAATTGGGAACTAAAGGTGAGATCCTTTGGTGGATACTATAAGTGTAAGACGCCACGCTGTCGTGGCACCAAGAAGGCATATAAGGAACTGGACAGAACCTGTCCATGTGGAAATAAGATGTATCTGCAAATAGGAAGAGGAGGAAGGCTGGTATGCGTGTGTTCCGCATATCCGCGATGTGAGAATGTATACTTTAATCTGTGATGACTTCTTAAGCCTACACGAAAGGCACGACGAACAGTATGATGTGATTGTTACATCGCCGCCCTACAACATCGGTATAGAGTATGATGAGTATTCCGACTATTTGGAAGAAGTGGATTTCTTACGGTTTTTGCAACGGGTGTCTCTTAAAATGTACAGGATGTTGGACGAAGACGGTTCTCTGTTCATCAACCTATCTTCTCCACCCTCCGACCCTTTACGAGTATATGGCATGTTAAAGGCGATAGAGGTGTGTAACGGCTTCTGGCATTTACAGAATACTATACACTGGATTAAGGCCATAAGTATTGGAGAAGAAAACTACGGGCATTATAAACCAGTGAATAGTAAACGATACCTGAGCGGCATGCATGAATATATCTTCCATTTTACAAAGACGGGCGCCGTTCAGTTGGATAAAGATGCCGTAGGGGTGCCTTACACAGACAAATCAAACGCCAGCAGATGGAAGAAGAAAAAGGATGTAAGGGATAGGGGTAATGTTTGGTACATACCCTATGAAACGAGGACTAAGGCAGACTTACACCCTTGTTCCTTCCCAGTACTTCTGCCTGAGATGTGCATAAGGCTACATGGATTGACGGACACTTTGAGAGTGTTAGACCCATTCATGGGTACAGGTGCCACCGGTGTGGCATGTAGGCGGTTGGGTGTTCCTACGTTTACAGGCGTGGATATCAGTGAGGCATATGTTGCGGCTGCCGAAGAAAAAATACGGTCGGCGTCAAAGGAGGAATTTTCGTCTCAACCCTGTATATAGAAGTAGGGCCCCTATTTTTATATGTATATATCTATTATATATTATAT